CTAGCTGGCACCCTCCAGTCGCTCGATCACGCGTTTCACCTGAGATGCCTGCCACTTCCCGCCCCTCGCGGTTGGCACTCCGGAACTGTTCAGGGTTGCCGCGATCTCTCTGAGGGTGGCCCCTTGGCTCCTCAGGGGCAGGACGATCCCGGCGACCCTTTCGGCCCCTTGCTGCGCCTGCGCCTTCAGCGCCTTGTTCCGGGCTTTCGTGGCATCCCGCTCTCCCCCGAGCCTCACGCCCCGCGCCTTCGCCTCGCCCAGCGCGGCCTTGGTCCTGAGGGAAATGAACTCCCGCTCCTGTTCGGCCAGGGCGGCGTAGATATGAAGCTGGAACTTGTCGGCATGGGGCATGGCAGCGACCCGAAGCTGCACCCGCTTGTCATCCATCAGGGTTGCAACGAAAGACACTTTGCGGCTCAGCCGGTCCAGCTTTGCCAGGAGCAGTTCGGCACCCGTCTTCCTGACGATGTCCAGCGCCTTGGAAAGCTCCGGGCGGTCATCTGCTTTGCCGGTCTCCACCTCGGTGAACTCTGCCAGGACCTCAAAGGGCTCCTCTGCGTAGGCGTCCAGAAAGATGTTGATGTCGCGTTCCTGCGCCGCAAGACCCAACCCGGACCGCCCCTGCTCTGCGGTGCTGACACGCTTGTAGATGACGAACTGGCGCATAGTGCAGGGTCTCCCTATCGGCTTACCTTCAGGCATATTCCCCACATGTTGCAAATGTCAACGTTGGTTGTGAATGTTACAAAGCAGATTAGCCCCCTTCGCTCCGAATCTGAGGGGGCAGTCGCTTGGCTTTAGAAAAGACCCTGCATCATTTTGGAACTGCTCCGCCTCGCCCGGCAATCCGCTGAAGCTAGGGCGGACGGGGGGTAAATCCCGCAGCGCCTTTCCAAGGAAGGGCTTTCGAATTTTTGCCCCAAATTCGCCCTCAGCTCCCCGACGGGGACCCGAACAGGTCGAACAGACCACCCCTTTTCAGCGCCTGCTCAATGTACTCGGCCTGACGCTCAAGCATCACGTCCTCACCGTAGTCATCGGCAGACCCGCCTTCCCCGTATCCATGCCCGAAGATCCGCACCTGGAAGCTCTTCGGCGCGACCCAGCGGAGCTGCTCCTTCAGGGTATGCCTGAGCGAGTACGGCACTTTCACCGTCTTCTCCCACGCTCCGGCAGCCTTCATCTGTTTCACGAGCGCCGCCGAAAGGCTGTTGCTGCTGCCGTGTTCGGCATAGCGAGGGAAGATCGGGGCATCCGGATCCTCGATGGAGTCCAAGCGCCTCTGCATCATGGCACGGGCAGCGCCCACGAGCGGGATGCTCCGGGGTCTCTCTCCGGTCTTCAGGCGGCGCTTCCGGTTCGCCTTCACCTCGAAATAGGCAACGTCTCCGCCTGTGGAGACCTCTCGCCGGAGAATGCCCCTGGCCTCATTCGGGCCAACACCACAGAACGTCATGAGCAGCCAGATGTCCCTCAGGTCGTCGTTGCTGGCCCGCAGCTTCCGGACCACGGCAGCAACCTCCTCCGCGCTAAGGGGCTTCCTCTTGGCCTCTCCTGCGGTTCCATCGTCCTGGGGCATCTCCACATCCTCGAACGGATTGGACCAGTGCTTCATGCCGAACCGCTTCTTGCCGTGGTTCAGCACGGCGTTCAGGATGTTGAACCGCTTCTCAAGCGTCGAGATTGCATTCCCCTTGTCGCGCATGACATTCCGGAAGGCATAGGCATCCTCCTCGGTCAGCGAGATGACCGTTGGGGCCTCTCTTCCGGTCACCTCCTCCACTGCTCGAACGACAAGGTTCACCTGCTTTTCGAGATCGTTGTATGTGGCTCTGCCCTCACGGTCTCGCAGATACTCCCGCGCGAAATCCTTAAGGGTCGCGGCGGGTTTCTCGATGCCGGACGCCTGGGCTTCAAGGAGAAGGTCGAAGGATGTCTTCGCGGGCCTGTTCGCAAGTTTCGCAGCCCGTTGTTGTGGCGTCAGCTGAGAGGCCTCGGTCTGGATAGCCTGCGTGAAAGCTTGGAAACGCGCTTGCTCGGCTTCCATGTCCACCGGACCGATCCGGACATCCGAAGGCTTTGCCAAGCCATGCTCGATAGCGGCCTTCTGCGCCATCTCCCATTTGATCTGATCGCCGGAAACTGCCGTCTTCCGGGCAGCCATGGCTTCGAACCTCTGGTGCTCGATATCGTAGTTCCTGAGATAGACCTCAGGGTCTTTCGACTTCAGGGACCACTCGACGGCTGACCGCCCAAAGACATTTCTCAGACCCTCGGGGACACGTCTACGGTACTTGGCATTTGCCGTCCCCGTCGGCGGTTTCAGGTGCTTTCTTTCCAAGACGACTCTCATCCCCGCCACACTCCAATGTGTAGCGTTTGTGTAGTGGTTTCCCCACCAACACCATGAAAATCAAGCGATTTCAATAAGAAATGGTGCCCCCACACGGACTCGAACCGCGGACCCACTGATTACAAATCAATATCCCGCGTGAAGATCAGAGTAAAATCAGGACGTTGCGTAACGCCGTTGTGTCGAAACTTCGAAACTCACCCGATCCAGCATGGTTCAAGGACCACGGGATCGGGTGAAACCACAACAGCGGGAGACCACCCATGGACCTGTCCGACCACCACCTTTGCGCGAACTGCGGGGAGGCTGCGTTCTACGATGCGACCATCACGGACCCGGCCTATCTGGCCATGTCCGACGAGACCGAGACGACGGCACCCCTCGCCGTTCTCGCCCTCTGCCCGGCCTGCGCGAAGACCCACGAACTGATCGTCGTGCGCCGCGAGACCGATGACGAGGAGATCGGCACCTGCGAAAGCTGCTCCCGGCGCGTGGCCGCGGGCGAGCCGCACACCTTCGGCTCTGATCACGAGGTCCTGCTCTGCGGCAAGTGCTCTCCCACCTGGCAGGATCTGCAGAGCGACCCGGAGACGTTCGCGATATTGGACGAGCTGCTGACGCGCGAGCAGGCCGACCGCGCCGTTGCCCACCACCTGGCCGGCGGCGGCAAGCTCACCGACAGCATGGCGACGCCCTCCGGCATGGCCGACCTGAAGATCGAGGTGGACCAGGCATGAACATCATCAACAAAACGATCCCGCTCACCGAAGCCATCATGGGGCTTCTCCCTCATCAACGGAAGCGCCTCACGGCCCAATGGGAACCGTTCCAGCAGGCCGGCATCGAGCGCGCTGTTATCCGTTATGACGGCTGGGAGATCGCGGTGGTCGAGCCGACGCCGGAGTTCGTCAGATTCTGTGCACAGCGGGGAGTGGTGGCATGAAGATCTTCGAGCACACCTCACGCGAACGCGGCATGTGGCGCGGCTGGTTCAAGAACGGCCAGAGCCTCGAAATCACCTGGTGGAAGACGTGTGTCGGCCTGCGCTTCGGGCAACATGGCAGAAGCAAGCACATCTGGATCGGGCTTGGCTTCGTCCAGGCGTTCATTCCTCGCGGTGTCGATGACCAGCACGAGTATTTCGGCGAGGAACCCGACTGGGGCCTCGATATCTCCCGCGAGTTCGGGATCGTCTGGACATGGAACCGCTATCGCAAGTCCTGGGACTGGCCGTTCCACGTCATCCTTCTCTCTGCCGATTACGAAACCGAGGGCGGCGGCTGGGCCGATATCTACGCCAAGAACGAGACCAAGACCGGCGAGGAATGGGTGCGCCGACCCGGCGCCAAGCGGGAAACCTACCCCTATCGCTATGTGCTTCGCAGCGGTCAGGTCCAGGAGCGCAACGCCACCATCACCAAGGAGCGCTGGTCACGCGGCCGCCACATCCTGAGCCGCCTCGGCTGGCCCGCGCGGGTGACTTACAGAATTGACGTGAAATTCGACGGCGAGGTCGGCGAGCGCACCGGCTCCTGGAAGGGCGGAACCATCGGCTGCAGCTACGAGATGCTGCCCGGGGAGACCCCGGAGCAAACCCTGCGGCGCATGGAGCGGGAAAGGAAATTCTGATGATGGAAGAAGCAATCGCAGCCCTGTCGGCCAAGCTGAAAGAGCTTTCCGCTGAGGATCTGGCGATGACCTTTGCCTTCATGATTAAGTCGACGGACGGCGCTCTGGTGCTGGCGGATAGCCTCGCGGCCGAGACCCTGCGCGCCGACCAGGCAGAGCGCAGAGAGCGTGCGCTCAAGGACAGCACGGCGGAACTGCGCGATGCGCTGCGGGAACTCAACGCCCTGCGCGCCGAGAACGAACGCCTGCGTGCGGCCCCGGCTGGCATGTGGGTGAAGCAGTGGGAATTTGATGCCCCGTATTCTCTCGTACGGACCGAAGGGTTAGGAGGAGTTTGGTTTGGGCTGTCCGCACACGGCGTACGCACTGCATCATTTTCTGTCGCATCATGGGGCAGTGAGCAAGCCTGCATCGAAGCCGCATGGCACCATGCTTATGGGTTTCCAGTAGACCGCTCCGCACCCGACCTGATCCCCCGCGCCGAGGCGCTGGCGATGGTGGCGGCGGACCGAACGGAGAACTGTGTGATCTGTATCGGGTCCGGTAAGGATGCGGCTGGGGACGACTGCGACCATGGGCTGACCACTGACGCCCGCGCCGCCCTTAACGCCATGATCGCGAAGGCAGTTGCCGAAGAGCGCGAGGCATGCGTGCGCAGGGTGGTGGACTACCTAATCCCGCTCGGCCGGCTCGACAGCAAGCTCTATGCCGTGATCCGTGACCAGAAGTAGATGGAGCGCTTCGGAATTTTGAGCCGCAATGCCTTGGCAGCAGCTATGATGGAGATTGCCAGCGACAATTGGGCCGGGGACATGCCGCTCATGTCCATTGAGGATCGAAAGAAGGTCAGCTCCGCCAATCTATCGCGGGAAGAGATCGAGGAGCGTAACCGCGCCAAGAGCCGGCAGGAAAGACGCCAGATCGAGCGCTTGAGGCGCAAGGGTAGAGCCTGAAACGAAAAGGCCCCGGTCGCAATGCCGGGGCCTTCTGCTGTCTGGAGGGGCGCTCAGGCGATCGAGAAGGCCGCCACCCGCGCGGTGTAGCTGGCGCCGGCGATCAGCGTGTCGGTCACGTTGTAGACCTTGAAGCTGATGGTGTCGGCCGCCGAGATCCAGGCGCCCTGCAGGATCAGCCCGTCCGGCAGCGCCTCGGTCAGCGCCGCCTGCAGGTGCATCGCCGTGGTGGCGCCGGTCAGGGTGGCCGTCACGGTCTGGGCCGTCAGGGTGTCGGTGTCCGCCAGGGTCACGGTCACGCTGCCGGCGTACAGGTTGGTGATCGTCTTGCCGGAGAGGAACTGCAGGCTGGTGATGATCGCGGTCTGCGCCGTCAGGTTGGTGATCGTGCTAGTGGTGAAGTTGGCGGCCGCGCCCTTGATCGCGATATCGAAGGCGGCCAGGAAATTCGCGACCGTCACCTTCCCCCCGGCATCGAGGCTCTGGCAAAACATCACCATCAGATCGCTGGTGCTGAGATCGCCCGACCCGATCACGGTTGCGATTTCGTCAATCTCCGGCATGGCCGCTCTCCTTCTTCTCGATCAGGCTGCTGTGGGCGTCGTCGAGCCCAGCACGTCGTTCAACTTGGACTGGATCAGCTTCTGCAAGATCCCTTCGCTGGGCTGCAGGGTGGCGATGGCATCGGGAACGCTCGCCTTCACGTAGTCCAGGACGGGGCCGTAGATGGCGGACGGATTGTCGATCTTGCCGTCCTTGGCATAGTCGACCAGCGCGGCCTTGACGCCAGACAGGATGGCAGAATGCAGGTCGGCCTGCGCCTTGGCCTGCAGGGTGATGCCAATGTAATCCTTGGCCAGCTTGGCGCCGTATCCCAGCAGGGCGGTGATGACGGTGCCCAGCAGGTATAGGATCAGCGGCATGGCAAAGTTCAGTGCGATGGCATTCATGATGGGTCCTCCGAATGCGTGTGGTGGGGTGGTAGTCAGGCGGCCAGCAGGACGCCCCAGGTGGCCGGGCCGACGATCCCGTCGGGCAGCAAGCGGCGTGCGGTCTGGAAGGCCTCGACAGCATCCTCGGTCTGGCGCCCGAAGAGGCCATCAGCCGCGCCCACATCGAAGCCAGCAGAGGCCAGAAGGGTCTGCAGCTCGGGCACCGGATCGCCGGAGGAGCCGCGGCGCAGGGTGCGGCGGGTGTCGGGCTGCAGCGCGGCCAGATATTCGGTGGCGAGGGCCGCAATGTCGGCCGCGCGGTCGGTGCCGTTGATGACATGCCGCGCGCCCTCGAAGTCGCAGCGGGTGGCCGAGACGTAATCCGTCAGCTTCTTGCCGGTGAACCAGCCTTCCATGCTGCCATGCACCAGGATCTTCACCGCGGCATCGGGCTCCATCACCGCATCCGGGTCAGTCAGGAAATCCATGTCGAGCTTCTGGCCGGCGCTGATGTAGTTGGCCTCCCAGGTCAGCTGCACGAGGCCGCGGCCATACCAGGGGTAATAGCGCAGCTTCTCCCGGTAGGCCTCGGCTTTGCTGCCGAGGTAATAGGCCTCGCGCACGGGTTCGAGGCTCGCGGCGGTCTCCCAGGCGGCGGTGGCCAGCAGGTATGCCGTCTGCGCCGTCGTGCAGCCATAGGCCTCGGCCACGGCACGGATCTCCGGGGTCAGGCCGATCTTCAGGTCGGTCATGGATTGCTCCTTGCGGCATCGGCCGCGGCTTGGGTGGGGAAGATCGTGAAGCGGTCCCGGGGGCTGTTGAACGAGATCGGATCTTCGTCCGGCTCGGTCCCGGGGCAGTTCGTGTAAAATGCTTCGAACGTGAAATCGGCCTCAGGCTCCAGGCCGGTCGGCGTCATGAGGGTGATCTCGACGTCCTCCCAGGTCGGCCCCATGTTGCGGCCGCTCGGCTGGTCCAGGCGCCGGGCCCCGACGAAGCTATCGGATCTCGGGTTGATGAAGCCCCATTGGATGGAGCCCCGGACGATCCTGCAGGACAGCGCGGCTTCCAGGCGGCGCAGGCGGACCCGGATCTGGCAGGGCTGCCCCTCAACGCAGTAGCCCCGCACCGGTGCGGTGTTGAAGGTCGACATCTCGAAGACGGCCTCGGGTTGCTTCAGCCGGCGCACGTCGGCGGCCAGGGCGGCTTGGCGCGCGCTGATCGTGTCGATCTTGGCGTCGATCTGGCCGAGGGCCTGAGGGCTGTCCCAGATCGCGACGGCGCGGTCCCGCACCGGCTCGAACACCACGGCGACGATCGCGCCGAAGACGGCCAGCAGCAGCCAGTCCATGGCCTTGGTCCAGAGGCGCTCCAGGAACCAGGTGCGGCGGGGGATCTGCTTTCCGTTCGCGTCGGTCATGTCACCCTCACCAGCTCGACAGCGCGACGCGCTTCCAGGTGTCTTCGTCGGTGCACGCATAGAAATAATTGTCGTCGGCGCTCATTTCCCCAATTCGACCATTCGATCCTGCATCAGTGGGGGGCGTGTCCCTCCACATGCCGGCCTGAATTGCAGTCCCATCACTCAGGGCCGCGCCGATACGGCGGAGGTCATTCACGACGTAAGAAGCGCCAGGGGTAAGCGTTGATGGATAGGCCGTGGAAGCGAACACAGCTGCCGACTGCAATGCCAGCCACCCGGTGGTTCCGGTCCCGCCCTTCTTCGTGAAGACCTGGTCGCTGTCGTTCTCGCCCGGCGATTGATCCTTCTTCAGGTAGATCGACCCCGCAGGAGCCGCGATGGACCCCTCGGGATGGCCAGTTCCGGAGATCAGCCACGGGCTGTCTGCATCGGTCCCAAGACGGATGACCGAAAAGACGCCGGGCAGTGCTGCCAATGCGGCCATCGCACCGGCCGCCTTGGCCGTAGCCGCGCTGTCAATCGAGGTCGTCACATTCGACGGCATTTCCGCGATGATCGGCCCCGTGACGTTCGGCCCGATCACAAGATCGGTGCCGCTGGTCGACATCTGCGCCCAGCTGGATTTCACACGACCAGCGTTGTTGACGACGAAGGTATCCCCGGCCCCGGAGGTCACGTCCCCTGACACGACAATTTCTGCAGGCGCCTTTACATCGGTCGAGGAGTAGACGGGATCGCCGTCTTCATCTGTCGTCCAGATGTCGGTGCTGGCGCCGTTCATCTCCAGACCGGGCTGCCCTGCGATGGTCGAATTGAACTTCGCCGCATGCCATTGGCAGGACGAAACCCAACCGGTCATCCGCGCCATGGGGCTGGTATGGCCTCCGCTGGCGGAGGAATTGATCGCGTGGAAAAGCGGGAGAAGCATATCCACCCGCCTGATCGCGTTTCCTGCGATGGGCACGGTGCCGGTTGCCAAGCCCATGTTGGCCCGGTTGAAGTTATGTCCGATGTGAAGACCGACGAAATACGGGTAGACGATCCTCGGACCAAAGAAATTGCACAGGTTCGTGCCGTCGCCGATGCCCCAGGTGTCGATAACCACGGCGGGATGCGGATCGGTGGTATCCGAACCGTCTCCACCGCCCCGGCTCTCGATGCTGTAGAAATCGCACTCGCGGATGTAGCAGGCGGCGTCATTGCCCTCAGAATTGACGCCGTTGTAGTGGCCGAAATGGAAGTGTGTGCCGCGCAGACCCTCGATGTAGATGTCGTACCAGGCCATCCGGTCATTGCGACCCGTGCAGCGGATACCGTGCTGAAGGCCCGCAAGATCTCGCTGCGAGCGGATGGAGAAGTCCCGCAGCATGACCCCCGCATTGTCCTTGGTCAGATCAGGGACAGAACCGCCATTGTCAGTACCAATGAAATTCGTCTCCAGCAGCTCGATCACAGGACTGCCCAGGAAATCGGAGGCCGGCTTCAGGACCGATTGCCGCTTGCCAGCACCGCGGATCGAAATCGCCTCGGTGATCAGCAGGGTGTCCTCAGTCACGAAGGTTCCCGGCGGCAGGAACACCTCGCCACCGCCAGCCTCCTGGGCACGGGACACGGCGCGCAGAAGGGCGGTCGTGTCATCGGTCAGGCCGCGCTTGAAGGCCGCCACGTTGAAGGACCAGCGATCACGGGGCCGGACATAGAGCGGCACGCCCAGTCCGGTCGCGTTGTCCGGATCATCCTCAGTCTCGGGAGCGACCTCGTAGCTGAACTGCTCCGACCGCGTGCGGACATAGTTTCCGGCGGCGACCTGCCCCTCACCAGCCTCAAAGGTGATCGAGGTGTCGGCCTCAACTGCCGCAACATCATCCAGCCAGACGCCCTCATAGAGCGCAGCCTGTCCTGCAGAAATCTTAGCCGCTTCGGCATTTCCTTGGGCTCCGGAGATCTCGTCAGCGGATGGGCCATCAATGTAGCCGCCCCGATCCTCGTCCCAGATCGGCGCCCGGCCGCTGCTGGGCGCATAGGGCGCTTGGTTCGAGAAGGTCTGCAGGCCGCGCTTCGCCCAGCTCCGCGCCTCCGAGACCATTGCCGTGACGCGCGCCAGCTCGACGTTCAGCTTGTCGGTCAGGGTCGGCTCGGTATAGCCGTAGTCGTTGCCGCGCGCCGTGGACATGTCCCCGAAGAGGTCGATCACGGTGCCGATCGGCAGATCCTCGTCAAACAGGATCGTCGCGTCGTCGGTGTAGTTGTCCGAGAAATTTGCCGTGATTGTGTAGCCGGTCGTCACCGAGTCCTTGTCGATAAAGACCGCGACGGCGTCGCTTTCAAAGAGGCGGAAACCAACCTCGAACGGCCCGGCAGAGGCGGCCGCCAAGGTGATGGTGTTGATGCGGGGCGTGGAGGGAACCGTGACCATGCCGGCACCATCGCGGGCACCGGCATTTCCACGAATGCACCTAGAACGGCGACAGGGAGCCCGAGGGCCACAGTTCGGCGTTACCGTAGTCCTTCAGGCGCTTCTTGGCCTCCTGCTGCATGACAGTTGCAGCGTCGGGATCCAGCAGCAACTGCATCTGATCCCAGACCAGGCGGTCCATGGCCGCGCGCGTCGGCCAGTACGTGGTGCCAGGAGCATTGCGGGCCAGGAATTTCGTCACGTCCCGGCCGAGGTTCATATCCTTGCCCTGCATCGCATCGGCCATGTTGCCGAAGGTCAGCATTCCGAGGTCACCCCCGAACGAGATGACCGGGCCCGCGAAGTAGCCAGACAGCCCGCCGCCAAGGCGCGTAGTCGAAGAGGACAGAAGATCCCCGACGATACCGGCCCCTCCGCCCTGCAGCGCCGCCGCGCCCCAGAAGTTCACATTGTCCATCGGCCGCGGCTCGTTCCCCTTTGCCAGCTCCTTCAGCTGGATGCCGACCGCGCCCATGAAGGTGAAGCCCGCCAGCCCGGCCGCGACATACTGGGCACGGCCCTGCCCGGTCGGAATGGACTGGATCTGGCGCCATTGGTTGATGCTGAACGTCAGCGGATAGCTCTTGTAGGTCGCGAGAGAGCGCAGAACCTCCCCCGGCAAGGACCCGGGCGCGCTGGTGCCAAGCACTCGCGCGCGCATCTCGTAGCTGTTCGAGGGCACGGCTACCTCTGTCAGCTCCTGGGCATAGCCGTCGATGGTCAGCGCGATGCGCTCTGCCACCTCTGGCTTGATCCCGGCATCTACCGCGGCCCGGCGCCAGTAGCTCGGCGATGCGAACCTCGCCCCGTCCTTGGTCCGGAAATGCAGGGCCGTGTCCGAGAACATCGCCCAGTCTGCATCGGAAATCCCCCGGGCGCGCAGGGCGTCCCCGATCGGGCCCAGGTCTGCGAGCGTCTTTGCCCCGGCCAGCTGCCCAGCGAATTCCATATTGAAGGCGGTGCGCGCCATGTCAGTCCAGAAGGACAGCCCCTGGGCCCGCATGACGAAGGAGGACAGGCGCTCAGCCCAGTCCGCCACCGGCGCCTCGCCCAGATAGCGCAGCATCGTGTTCCCGGCATCGGCCAGGGTGTCCGCGACATAGCCCATCCGGGCGGCCTCGGCCCGGGATACCCCGCTGGCCATGAGTGCGATGTGCCGCGACACGACGTTGGCCGGGTTCATGCCCACGCTCTGCGCGGCCAGGGACATAGCCACGCTGTCAGATCCAGAGACCAGCATGGCAGAGCCGAGATGGGCAGAAGACAGCACCTGACGCACCCCACCGAAGAACTTGGCTGCCAGCTCGTTCTGCGGGGTGTTCGCGGCGCCGGAGATGTGATCCAGCATCGCGCGCGACAGCTTGGCATTCGACTTCAGCTTGGCCTCGGCCTTCAGGTCACCGGCCACGCGCTTGGAGGCGTGATTGATCAGGTTCTCCAGGCCCAGATTGTGCGACGGCCCGAGCACCCGCATCATGGCAATGTCCCGCGCCATCCGGTGCAGGTGGCCGACGATCGAGCCGAACGGGTCAGAGACCCCGAAGCGCTCATTGTAGGCCATCCAATCGTCTGCCGACTTGAAATGCAGGACCCGGCTTTCCGAGTAGCGCCGATGCAGCGCCTGGCCGTTCTGCATCCCCCAGGACACGTCGCGCTTCACCCAGCCGTCCGACTCTATGTTGTCGAAGATCTCTTTCAGGAAGCCCCGTTGAACCTCCAGCGGCGGCGGCGTTCCGTCTGCAGAGAACGGTTTGCCGGTCCAGAAATTCTCGATCCGATCCCAGGCCAGGCGCGGCGCGGTCTCGTCGAACCATGCCTGAAATGCCTGCTCTGGTGTCTCGCCGGCTTGCATGATCCGCACCCGGTCATGGCGGTGCGCGAGGCCGAAATCATCCAGCTTGCCGATGTTGCCTCCGGCCGCGTTGAAGAGCTGTCTGGACCGCTCGAAGGTCTCGCCGACCGCCTTGGCCATGGCCGCCGCCGTCTCGTCCCCAGAGGCCTCGCCGTGCAGCTCCCGCAGGATGTTCTTCAGCTGCGCCACGTTGCGCACGTTGCCCGCGAGGTTGCGCGCGTGCTTTTGCAGGAACGCCCCCATCATGCCGTTGAACTGACGCATGAGGGCCGATTGGAGGCCTACCACCGTGTCGACCTGCGTCCCGGATGCGCGGGAACCTTCCAGCACCCGCAGCGGCACCTCCTCCGGCTTTCCTGCGCGCGCCACCACCAGCGAATTGCGCCGCTCGACCGTGATCTGCGCCATCAGCGTGTTGCGCTCGCTCTGCAGCTTCCGGCGCAGCAGGCGCCTCACGTCGTCGCCCGCCATCTGCTCGGCCTGGTGCCGGGGCCAGCCCTGACGCTCGAACCGATCTGCGAACTCCTGCCACATGTCGGCCGCCAGGCGCGCGCGCTCCTGGTGCTTGGTGTCGTCCTGCCCCTTGCCCGTGATGCACTGTGCGAAGGTCATGTTCAGCTCCTGTTGGGGGCGCAGAATTCTGCGAGGGCCACGAATTCCTGCTCGTCATCCATTTCGTCCAGCCAGCGCGAGGCCGGCATGGTGCGCGTCTGGCCGTCCGGCCCCGGCATGGTCACGTCGAAATCATCGGCTTCCCGATACAGGTTCACGGATCCGTATGCTGACGGGTCAAATTCCTTCTGCACGGTGAACCCCTGATCGACTGTCTGATCAGCATAATCAGCGTGAAACATCGGATCATCCCTGGGAATGTCGATGTACCATACTTCATCGGCTCGACCGCCCCCACCACGCTGAGCTGACCACCCCTTGGCATTCTCAAAACTTGATGTGAACCATCTTGCGCCACCGGAATCTCCGTCATGACCACCATGGTACATCCGCACCATACCGGGAGCAGGTTCTTCCGTACCTCTGATCTCTTCACGCAACGCCTCAGCAGCATGCGAGTTCAGCGCGTCCACCTCCGGGTTGGCGCTGCCTTCATCGAACATGTCGAGCTGAGATCTGGCGTTCATGTCGAAGGCGCCAAACTCGGCTGCCGCGTCGTCGGCCTCGATCGGATCCAGCATTCGTGGCGTGAGGTCGTTCAGCGGCACGACGCGGCCCCTGGGACCAGCCCCGAGATCATCCGGGCCCAGATCTGGCCCGCCCACGCCGGCCGGGTCCGCGAAGAACTGCTCCATCAGGCGATCCACCTCGCCCATGTCGCGGGGGCGCGGCGGGAGATCCTGGGCCTCCGGAAGACCATCGCCTGCACGGAAGGCTCGGCCAACAGCCGCGGCCATGTCGCGCATCTTCTCGTCCACCTGCACGATGGCCCGGCGCAGCTCCTTGGTGTCGGGGGTCTCCCGGCGCTTCGGTGTGGCGCGCACCTCCTCAAGGTCCGCCTGCATGTCGCGAATTTTCGACCGGATTTTCGCTTTGGGTCCCTTGCCTTGCGTGATCCGCAGATCCTCTTTCGCCTGCGCAATCCCGCGCTCGATCCTGCCGGCCATGCCCTCGATCTCGGCATCCTGCCGGTCCATGAGATCGGAGAGCCAGCGCCGGTACGAGGCGCGCCGCGTGGACAGCTGCTCGTACTGGGACATGGTGACGGGGTCGGCCATCCGGGCGGCCTGGTAGCGCGCGTTCGAAGTCACTGCCGCCTGCGTGTCGAACCGTACCGGGGAGGTTTCCCACGGCAAGGAGGCATCAGCCGTTCTGGAGATTCCCGACAGCTCCGGCATATCCCGCTCGGGCGGCAAAACCTGCCCATAGATCGGGGTCTGCCGTTCCCGAGGCATCCAGGCAGGCAGCTGGCGGCCCGCGTCATCTGCACCCTGCGGCATCTCAGCGCTGACCGGGTCCGGGCGCATGGGGGTGCCGGTGGTCATCGCATCCTCGGCAGCATCGACCACGGCCTTGTCCTCGATCGGCAGATTGCCGCGGCGCACCCGGATGTACTGCATCGCGCGATCATATCCGGTCGAGACCTGGGCCCGGCCCGCCCGGGTCAGAACCTTTGCGCCACCCGCGACCGCCCCGCCGAAGACTGCCCCGAGCGCGATCTGCGACACAGGGTTGGGATCGGGAATATCGAGGTACTCGGCCATGTCGTACTGGCGCGGCAGCATGAAGATCTCGCCCAAGGCGCCCATGCCCGCCTCCCGGGCGATGGTCCGGGCAATCGAGACCTCGCCACCGCCGACCAGCATCGTCGCAAGGCTGAACGGGTCCGAGATTGCGGCGGCGCCGCGGCCGAAGAAATTCGCCACCGTTTCACCATGGCGCATGTAGCGCATGGTCTGGAGGGCATCGGCATAGCGCGCCTGGTATCGGTCCTTCACCTGCGCTTCCAGCTGATCACGATCGGTCGGAAGATCTGGCAGACCAGAACTGCCGGCGAGGCCAAAAAGCGCATCCGTCCGCCAGTTTTTGCTGGCCTGGTCATTGCGGCGCCGCGCCGTGCCCCGCGCAGCATCCGCCTGGGCAATGGCATCTTCGACAGCAGCGTCACCGAGCTTCTTGCGAAGGCTGCTTTCCATGTCCTGCAGGACGCCATTGCGGATGCCGGCGCGCTGGTCCCAGGCATCCGTTTCCATCTGCTCGGCCGTGAACGCCGCGCTCAGCCCCTCCAGAAAGCCGGCAGGCCCGCGCTCGGGGCGACGGGCCTTCATGTCCGGGATCTTCGCTCCTTCGCTTGGAATGAACATCAGCGGCCCCTTTCTGCCAGCTTGCGCATGTCGAAGATGAAGACGTTGCCCGCCTCGTTCTCTACGTCCGTGCCGCCCATGACCTCGATCCGGTACAGGCCATCAAGGATTTGTCCGGTCGCATCCGTGATCGGGACAAATTTGGCGCTCTGCAGCTGCCGCATGCTGATGGGCTGACCATTGTAGGACGGCGTGCTGCCGTTCAGTCCACCCCACAGATCGGGATCGCCGGGAATAGACCGGGATGCCCCGACCTCGCGCCCAGCGATTGGCGGCGCTCCCCTTCCAGGGAGGATCTGATCGACCGCCTGCTTGATACCCGCCTCAACATCCTTCGGCGAGATGCCAGGCGGCAGGAGCGTCTGGTGACCGTTCACCTCCTGCACGCCGCCCGTGGCCGTCGTGCCATATCGACCGCTGCGGCGCTGCTCAAACCCGAGCGCCTGCTGGAGGCTGGAGGCCATGAGCTTTTTGGCATCATCGCTGGTCGGATCCACGCCCTTCGCGTCCACCGCGTAGAGCGCCTTGGCAGTCTTCAGCGTGGCGCCCATGGCATAGGCCGCCGGGCCCAGGGCATCGACGATTTCCGGGCTGATGGAGGCGACAGACGCGGCCTTCGGTGGCAGCATGACCTGACCCTGCTCGATCATCTGCTGGCCGACCAGAGCCTTTTGCGCGAGGTCATCACCGACCCCGGCTGCCATCAGGCCGCCGACATGCTGCGTCACGTCGTCCGCCTTCACCTCCTTGAGCGCGGCGCCCGCATCCTCCTTGAAGCCTGCCACGAACAGCTTGGCCAGGGCCGCCTTCGCCGCCGGATCAGCACCATCGGCGAAATGCGGCGTCAGCAGCTTCACCTCTGCATCAGACAGGAAGATCGGAACTGCCGTGTAGCCCTCGGCCTGCATCTTCTTGGCATAGTCACGGCGCGCGGTCATGGCCGCAATCGTGGCGCCCGGGTCGCTCATGTCGGACGGCAGCGTGGGGGGCTTCTGGTCGTCCGGCATGAAGTCGGAGAAGTACTGGATCGGGTCCTTGTCCAGCGCCGCCGTCATGCTTGTGTCGACCGACTTCATGGCCTTCAGGAGATCCGGCTCGTAGCCGTAATGCAGCGTGCGCTGCTGCTCTCCCTCGATGATCGCCTTCCGCTCTGCCGGCAGCATGGAACGGAAATCCGGCATTGCATCCCGGAGCTGGATCTTCGCCGCGGCCTCGCGCGCCTTGTCTGGCTGCAAGGACCAGACGCCCTTGTCATCGAGGAGCGCTTCATCGGCCGCGTGCTGGCCGTTCTCGGCTGCCGAGATCACGCCATCCAGCTTCTTCCCGATCTCTGTCTTGTAGGCCGTCGCGCGGGTGTTCTCGATCTTCTGGGCGCCCTTGATCGAACCCAGGATCACGTTTTCGGACTGGGCTCGGGTCCAGCCGATGCCCGGCAGAGCCTCGCGGTTCACCAGCAGATCCTCCAGACGGGAACGGGCGGCCTGCGCCGCCTCGTTGTTGCCGGAGGCCAGCGCCTCGGAATACTGCGTCGACCACCTGTCCACGAGCGCCGCGCTGGCATTGTCGGCCCGCTTGCGGGTGTCGGACTGCTTCTCCTCGACCATCCCGATGTAGCTCTGCTGCATCTCGCGTTCGAGGTTCAGCCGCAGATCGGCGCGCATCTGCTCCGGCGCGCCTTTGACCGCCTGATCCACATAGCCCTGGGCCGCTTGGCGGAAGCCTTCCGGATCCAGAGGAAACTGCGTGGCGAACGCGGCGAAGTCCTGCCCGGCGGCGTTGTTCATCTCGGCGAGGTAGGCCGAAGCCGCCGCGGCATTGTGGGCGCGCAGCATGGGGCCGGACAGCGGCGAGTACAGGCGCGGCTCGACCGCGCCGTCGCGCGTCTTCACCAGGACCGGCTCCTGCGCCGGCGGCTGCCCGCCGCCCCCGCTCATTTCCTGCACCGCGGCTGCGAGATCCTCGTCGCTGACGTTCTTCAGCCCCTCCCAGGTCTGCCGCAGGCGCGCCATCTTCCCTTCCAGCGTCAGCGGCCCGGCCGTGGCCTGGCGTGCCAGATGGTCGATGATCGCCCCCTGCGTGGCCGCGTTGAAGGGCGTGGTGTCCGGAAGGCCAAGCTGGGACGCCGCCGCGCCAAGCGTCGTGCCCACGACCTGACCGCGCCCCATGGGCGTGGCTACGCGACCGACCTGACCCTTGACCCATTGGCCATATTCACCGTCCGGCGCCGCGAATTTCTTCGCCTCGCCGATGGTCATCTTTGAAACGTCAACCCCGGCGAACTTTCCGCCGGGGGCCTGGGAATTGCCGAAGAGGGTGCTGTATCCGCCCCCGCCCTCGGTCCTGTCGATCAGGCCGAGCAGTTTCGAGCTGGTGCCGTCGCCACCGGGCACGCCGGGGTAGGAGAACGTCGCACGGTTGTTGCCCATCTGCTGGCGGGCGTACTGGCTCCATTCCTCGGTGGTCTTCTGCCGGTCCATCTCCGCGACGCCGGGGGCAAACTGCTCGTAGGCAGTCTTTGCAATGTCGGCCAGGGCAGCGAAGGTCATCCCGCCGGATTCGCCGACCTGCCGGAAATTGGACTTCGGATCGGCACGCACGATGCGTCGGATTTCAGCCATGGTCAGCTTCCCATCATCTGGTAGAGGTCAAACATAGACTGGCCGCCCTTGGCCATCTTGGTGATGAACCCGAGGCGCCCGGCCTGCATCGCATTTCGGCCCTTCCGCGCAGAATCCCAAGAGGACTGCATCTCGTTGCCGAACTGGATGCGTCGCTCCCGATCGCGCGTCGTGCGCAGCTCCTGCATCATTTCGAAGGTGCCGACCCCTGGCTGATCTCCGTTCGCGGCCATGGCCGTGCGCATAGACCCTAGCTCCGACGACAGGCTCTGCCGCGCCGTGGTGTCCGTCTGCAGCGCACGCGTCCGACCGATGTAGGAATTGATTTCCGAGTTCTGCTTTTCGGCCTTGGCTTGTCCCAGAAGACTAGCTGCCGATGCTCCAGCCCCGACGACCTGCGCTGCTGCTGCTGCTTCCATCAGACCTTTACCTCCTGCCCGAGTGCCAGAACCGTGAACGGCCCCGGGATGTTTTTGATGACTGCCATATCGGGATGGTCACGACGACCTGCCACCATGACGCGATAGACCTGGTCGCGCTGCGGCGGATCAACCGACAGGTCATCCCCAAAGCTGTAGCCGCCCAGGCTCCTGGTGTACCCGTTGGCGCGGATCTGGAGCGCGACCCGGCCCTGCATCGAAACCAGGAAGCGCGTTACCCGCGTCGGACGCATGCCGGAGCGCGGGCTATCCGTGGCCTCGGCCGGCCACGGCGAGACCTCGGCCGAGTAGTTCAGGCCGATCTGCCTCTGGCCCTCGAAGCCCGGGTTCGTGACCAACTCGCCGCTGTCGTTGACCTCGAATTCGCCGACATAGGCCACGCCGCGCAGAATGCTCACGGTGAGCCCGGGCAGGTGCGTCGGATTACCTTGAGAGATGATGACCGAATCTCCGCCGATCGTCAGCTCCTCGCCGTTGATCAGCACCACCGACGGGTCCAGCCCCTCGGACGTGTCCTTGGCCGAGTCCAGGTAGATGCCCGTGTCGAACCGTTCCAGCATGCGCACGGTGCCGGTTGCCACATCGCGATCCACCATGGCCCAGTAGGTGTCGAACATCGGGAAGACGTTGATGAAGGTCCCCTGGGTATCCCACGGCGCGAAGCTCACGGTCTCCTCGCCGAAGGTCGTCGACCAGCTGACTGCAGCCAGCGTGCCGTCCGCGTTGACCACGAACAGGTATTTCTCGGCCTGAGGCGAATTGATGGCCGGGCCGCAGAGCGCGACCGGACTGTTAACCAGCTGGTTGTGATAGAGGGTCAGCGGCGTGATCGACCATTTCAGGTAGGAGCTACCCGAGAGCGTGGCGGCCGAGATGCCCTCGCCGTTGCTTTCCACGAATACCACGCTGTCATCGACCAGGACAGGCGGGATCGAGCTGGCGCCGCGCTTGTCGAACTTGATCGCGTTGAAGGTCGAGGGGGTCAGAACGCCGTTGTCGCGCACGTTCACCCAGTAGCAGCCGCGGTCGGACAGGAGCAGGAGATCGTTGGCGCTGATCGCGTGCAGGAACCGCGGGGAGTCGTCGCCGACCTCGCGCACGATCGCATCATCGTCTTCGGTTCCAACATCGAAGTTCTGGATGCTGGCAGCGTTCGAGACCGCGACCACGCTGGGCGCATCTGGAAAGTCGATCAGGATCAGCCGGCCGGCAACGGCTGTCGCCGCCCGGGGCCAGCCATGCACCTGCGACATTAACTGCTCATCCCAGATGGTCGAGGCCAGAGGGTCGATCTCGGTCACGGCCGTGATCTCCGACGAATAGTCGTCAGAGGCCAGATATTCGTCCGTCTCCGGGCCCTCATAATAGGCTGTCGTCACCACATCGACGGTATTGGCCGACGTGTCCACAGCGATGATGATGCCCTGGTAATTCGTGTCCCGCGATGTGACTGCCTCGCCCACGCGGAAATCGGCTGCGTCGGAGACCTTGATCCTGTAGCTCGGGGGGAGCTTGCTGATCACAGTGCCCTGAATGATCTGGGAGGTCACATAGGCATCAACGCGGATCTCGCGCTGGCCATATCGGATGTAGGTGCCGACATGATCGGCCGTGAACACCGCGGCATCGGCTTCGACGGTGATCTCCCCCTCCCGCGCCGACGGCGTGATTGAGGTGGATTTATTGAAGACCCAGTACGGCTGATAGCGCTCGCCGCCTGGCGCCTCCTCGAACAGCCATTCGTCGATCGACCAGGACCCGCTGCTGTAGACGAGCTTGTAGATGCCGGTTTCGGGGTCACCGATCAGCGTTTCCTGGCGGAACGGCAAAACCCACAGGTTCTCGGCCGCGCTCCACGGCACATCGGTCAGCGTGACCAGCGTGCCGGCGGTCTCGTTCAGGATCAGCGCCTGGTCATCCAGCAGCGCCACGCCAAAGCGCAGCCCGTCCGCCGGTTGAACCTCGAAGATCTTCTGCGTCTGCAGGTGCCGCATGAAGAACAGGCCGGGCCGGGCTGTCAGAACGTTGGTCGCCAGTCGGCGCATGTTGCGGGCCGACTTCACGGACCGCGAACGGATCTCGCTGTCGGCCGCCTCCAGGAGATCGGACCGCGTCTCCATGAAAGAGAAATCCCGCTGCCAGATGGTCTTTTTAGCCACGGCGGAACCTCGCGGCCGCGATGCGGCTCTCGCGATGCAGGTCGTCCCGCTTCCGTGCTTTCGAGGAGACGGTGCGCGCGCGCTGGAAGCTGGCCTCGGCCATCTGCTCCATGGCCGTGCCGCTCTCGTCGTCCATCCGCAAGAGGACGGCCTCCAGCTTCGCACGGACGCCAGCGGCAAAGTTCGCTCCCCAGAGCGCCGGGTCCTGCGAAATAAGCACCTCGGCATAGCACCCGTCAGCGGCATCGAGGTAGACGTAGCTGTCGTCGCTCGACCAGTCGGGGAAGCATCTCCCGCCGGAGTCGTTCAGGGTCCAGACATGGCGCACATGCAGCCCCGCCGACGGGATGCGATAGCCATCCGAGAACCCGAACTTCCCGTCGATCCGGGTCAGCAGGCGCTCTTCGCTGCGGGTGAAATTGTAGTGCCCGTCCTCCAGCTCTGCCTCGATGATCAAGGGCCAGTTTTCGAGGAGCGCGAGGGCTTCCGGGCTGCCGTCATATGGCGACGACAGCTTTTCGACCCCTTGGGCGGTGAGGGCGGCATTCATGATGCCGAGCATGGAGAATGTGTTGGCCATGGCCGGACTATCCCGGCGGCCTGGGGCTTCTCACATGCACGGCACGAAAAAGGGGGCGCCCGAAGGCACCCCCTGGACCTGACCCTGAGATCCCAGGGAGGTTCGGTCAGGTCGTCTCGTCGTCGTCCACGATGTCGATTTCGGCCAGCTTGGTCTCGATGACCTTGATGACCTCCGACTTTTTCATCTGCTTCTCGGTCTTCACGCCGAGCGAAACCATCATCAGCTTCAGGTCCTGCAGATCCATTTCCGCCAGCTTCGGCGCGCTCACAGTCGCCGCGGTGGCGGTGGCCGAGGCCTCGGGCTGGATGCGGTACATGCCGCCCGAGTGCCGGATGTTGTGGATGGCGGTCTGGTAGGTCACGGTCTTCGCGCCGGCCTTCTCGATCGCCGAGTATTCGGCCTTCTGGGTTGCGTTCGGCTTGAAGTCCGGGTTCGCCTCGATCTTCACCATCTTGGGCATCAGCAGATCTCCTTGGTGATGAAGGCGCCGAACGTGATCGAGGGGCTGGTGCCCTCCACGTCCAGGTGCAGGTCGATGTACTGGAACGCCGTCTGCTGGCGCTCCGTCCGGGCCCGCATCACGTAGCGGTCACCGGCGACGGTATCGACGGTCTCGATGGGGACGGTGCCAGCGTCGCCCAGCTCCAGCGTGTCGAGGATCCGCGCATCCGACCGGTCGGAGACGTTCGAGCCCACCAGGCGGAAGGTGTAGGTTTCGTCACCGGCCGAGACCTTGCAGGCCTCGATATCGATGACGCATGCGATATCGGTGATCGCGGCGTCGCCCTGGTCGTGCTGGGTGCCGATGTAGGCGTCGGCGGTGACGGCGGCCAGGCCGATTTCGCGCTTGATCAGGCCAACGGCGGCGTCGATCGCGAAAGTCTTGCTGCTCATGATGCGCTCCTCACTTCACGATTGCGGCGTTGGTGACCGAGGACATGCGCAGGGCCGAGAACGGGTCCTCGACGCAGATGCCGCAGTCATGCTCGATATTGACGCGCATGTAGACGCCGTCCTGCAGCAGGCCGAAGTCGGTCACTTCCATCGGCGCGGTTTCGAGGCCGCAGACGCCGTCCTCGCCGAAGCGGACGACGTAGATGGACGAGGTCACGGCCGAGCCGCCGCCATAGGCGACTTCATCGAACGGGATGAATTCCCCGAAGGGCGAAATCCCGTAGCCCGTGAAGATCGGCAGGTCGCCGTAGCGGGTGATCGGCCGGCCCATCTCGTCCTTGTCGAGGGTGATGTAGCCACCGATGTTGGTGTCCCGCTGCGCGGCGGCGAAGCGATCCTTGATGGCCTTGGGCATGATCAGCGCGTTCGGATCGTTCACCAGGCCGATGGCCCGGTCCAGCTGCGCCAGCGACAGCGCACCGCCGCCCGAAGCCTCGCTGTTTGCCAGGATGCGGCTGCGGTAGTTGGTGCCGTCCACCGAGCCGCCCACGGCCGCCAGGCGCGCCTTCAGGCCGGTGTATTCGCGCGGCGACGATTGGTTGTCGCCGTCGATGAAGGTGTCAGCCCAGACCTTGGCCTTTTTCTTGATCGACATGCGTTCGTCGATCGTGCGGCGGCCGGATCCATGGCGGCGCACCAGCGCGCGGTCCACATCGACGTTGCCGGCGATCGGGAACACCTGCTCGACGCGGTCGTTCAGCAGGCCGTGGCCTTCTCCGGGCAGCTCGTTGATCGCGCGGAAGCCCATGTTGTCGGGCAGCGCGGCCTCTTCCTGGTAGCGGTAGACGCCGCCGGGCGCGGGCTTGAAGGGGAGAAGGGACATGAAGTCCAGCATCTCCGGGAAGAGTTCGATGATGGCCCGACGTTTGTCGTCCTCAGCGAAGGTCTTCGCGTATTCGATCAGGGTTTGAACCATTGGGGGTTATGCTCCTTTCAGCCGCGTTCGTTGATTGCCGCGAGACGCGACGACCCGAATTTCCCCGTCATGTCGGCCCCGGGCTGGGAGGGCTGAGCGGACTTCATACTGCGGGGGTTCAGGAGGGTTTCGAGGGCCCGCAGCGTCTTGGCGCCGTAGGTCATGCCCTTCAGAGCAGCGGCGAGATCGGCCGGCAGCTTGGCGTCGATGGCGCGCTGCACGGTCGCGACACGCGCGCTCCGGGCTGCCTCATTCCCGCCCAGGGTCTCGAATTCGGCGGTCTGCGCGGCATAGGTCTTGGCGAACTTGGCCGCCTCGTATTTCTGAAGCAGACCCATGACCTGTCCGCCGGCCGTCGCGGGCATGTTGTTGTCTTTCAGGAACTGGCCCAGTTCGCCGACGATCGGCTGCATGGCCTCGTCTTCCAGGTCGATGTTGATCTCGACGCCCTCGGGAAGCTCGATGCCCAGATCGAAGTCCTCCGGCAGGGTGAAGTCGTAGTTGCCATCCTCGGGCACGGTGGCCAGGGCTTCATCCCGGCGCGCGAGATCCGCGACGAGGGCCTGATAGTGCTCGCCGAAGCGGGCAATGTCGGGCTCGCCGTCCGTGCGGAAATCGTCGCCGATGAAGGAGAAATCGGGGGCGGCCGGCGGGTCTGCGGGCGGATCGCCGGCGCCCGGGGCCGCGGGCGGATCGCCGGCCGGCGGGGGATCACCCGCGCCCGGGGCGCCCTCGCCCTCCGGGGCCCATACCACCATGGGCCGAAGAAATTGCATCCAGAACGGTGTCCGTTTCATCGCTCATAATCCTCCTGAGATCGAGGGCGATGAAACGCTGGGCATTGATTGCATCCAATGCACGGGGATCTGCGAGCGGATCGAGGATGAAAAGTGTCGTCGATTTTTCCAGCAGATCCATAAGGATAGCACCGTCGTCCGTATTCAGCAGCCGCTGCACCGTGCGTAGGGCAGCGCGGGCGCGCGTCCGGATTTCAGGATCCTCATGCTGCAGGAAAGGGCGGAGGTATTGCAGGATCGGTCCGCTCTTGGCGAACATGGTGGGCAGCTTTTCCATGCCGGTCTCCTTATTGCTGGGCGCCATCGACCGGCTGCTGCTCCTTGCGAAGCACGGTCAGCTCGTCACCCGAGGCGCGGACGATGTTCTTGAAGGTGTTGACCGGGTCGATGAACGAGCCCACCTGGTCCTGGAAGACGCTGAACGCCATGTCGAGGTTCGACCGCGCCACCATCACCTGGTCCTGGTTCTGGGCCTTCTGCATGGGCGAGATCGGCTGCAGCGTCAGGATGTGGTCGTTCAGGGTCAGCGTATCCTCGAGCTCGCCGGCCTCGACCGCCAGGTATTCAAAGCGCTGCACCAGGGGAGCGATCATCTCGGTCCACAGCGGCGCAGAGGGCTTGCCGAGCCGCTTCTGCACATCGCGGCGCTGATCAGCCCATTGCGTGGCCGAGGGAGGCGTGTCGCCCTTCTGGCGCGGGCCGTCCTGGTAGAAGGCGCGGCGCAGGCGCTCGGTAAAGCCCTCCTCGGTGTAGAACCCCATGTCGAGGTTGGCGCCCTTCTGCAGCTCGTAGATCTGGTCGCGCGTGAACCCGCGGCTGGCCGGATATGCGGTCCCTGGCACCAGCCCTTCGGACATGTCGAGGAACCCGTCATCCGGGTAGATCAGCGTGTTCTGCAGGGAATCATCGAGGTTGGTCAGCACCACCTCGTCGATCTTGTCGAGTGTGCGCATGTCCGGCAGGGCCTTCCATCCCGCGCCGCGGCCCCAGGGGCGCCCGACCTGCGGATTGAACCGGCCGACCAGCAGCGGACAGGTCCCGTTCAGATCCCCGATGATCTCGGCCTCCATGACCCCGATTTCGTCGACCGTGATCTCGGCCTTCCACATCGGGCGGGCCGGGTCGGACCAGTCGACCCAGAAGCCCCAGCAGACCTTGGCAACTGTCCCGGGCTTGCCCATCTTCGCGGTCAGCCGCGGGTCGCTCAGGTCCACCTCCCAGCCGGCGAAGAGCGCCTTCAGCGTGTCGGCTGCGACCCACTGTTCCCGGAAGCGATCAAGCAGCCCCATGTAGCCCGGCGTGATCAGCAGCTCATGCGGCGGCACCGGCTCGACATAGACGGCCTGCTGCATGTGCCCCTGCTGAACCCACAGGGCCGGCGTGCCGTGAGAGGCCGCCTCGAATCCCCATTGAGGTGCGATATCGTAATAGTTCGACGCGCTGATCTTCTCGGCCAGGAACTGCTCCCGCCCCTCCACCATATCCTTCGCGCTGTCGACCATATCCTCGGGCACCGGCGCCGTGACGAGGAAGTTCGTCCACATTGCTTCCGACGGGGTGAAGAAGTTCACGAAGTCGCCGGCCAGGTCCGTGGCCAGCTCCTCGGGCAGCGAATGGAAGGTCTCGGCTTCCGTGATGGTCTTGGAGTTGCGTCTCGAGAAGTCGTTCTCCCGCTGCGGCGCGCAGAAATGGAAGATCTCCTCGATGTAGGGCCGCGCCGCGTCACGCCACCGCTTTGCGGCAGCGTATCGCGTGCTGAAGTCCTTGGAGGGCTTCTTCATTTGGACCTCGAAAACATCGACGGCAGCCCATAGACCGACGCGACATCCCCCTGCAGGTCCTTGGCCGTGCTCTTTGCCGCCTTCAGGCTTTCGGCATTGGCGATACGGCGCTGGCGCAGGCGGTCAGCCTTTGCCTCCGGGTCTTCTTTCGGTGTCATGGATGATCTCCGCTCCGTTTTTCAGCAACATGCGGCGCAGGCCGCCCGGGCCGAATGCACGTCTTCCGACCAGGTGCGCGCATTGGCTCGCGCAGTTCATGCCGAGATGCAGGGGAACGCGCAGCTGGCGGTCATCCGGCGCGATCTTGAGGATCAGCTGGCAGGTCTCGAGCCGGGCCACCATCTGGTCCTCGACCTCGTCGTGCAGGTGCGTGATCAGGATGCGCGTTCCGGCGCCGCGCGGGTCGAAGAAGATCCAGGTGTCGTCTGCCGTGTACCCCCAGGCCTCGACATGACCGAAGATCGTCCGCAGCGACGCACCTGCCCGCAGGTCCCGAAGGCTGGCCGGCGCGTGGAAGCCGAAATACCACTCCAGGACCTTCATCCCCGCTCCCTCCGCAGGTTCGGACGGGACCGCTTGTTCCGCACGGGCTTGGGCCGCTCAGCTGCCTTGTTCGCCACCAGCGCGCGGCCCTCGCCCCCGCCCAGCAGCCCGTTCTCCATCGCATCGACGACGTGCGAATAGCTGTTCTTGACCGGGCGCGGCGAATAGAGGCCCGGGCGCCCCTTGATCTTGGCGTAGTGGTAGCCCCCGGCCATGCCCCGCTTCAGGATGGGGCACCGCGTCGGGTTGAGCTTCAGACCCACCCGCTTTTCCAGGACGCCCTCCACGGTCGAGCGCCGCAGCTCTGGGTTGTTGTCCGTCGTCGCCGGCATGACCCGCATTCCGTGCGCCAGGAAAACGTCGAACGCGGTCGTCTCGGTCGCCTGCGTCCCGTCGGCGCCCCGGGGATCGCCCCAGAATTCCACCTCCTGCCCCGGATACCACCGCGCCAGGTGCGCCTTCACCCGCGGAGCGAACAGCTGCGCGCTCTCGTTGTCGCCGATCAGCTCCGAATGCGCGGTCCAGAGGCCATTGGCGTGCTGCAGGAAGACGGCGGCCGGGTCGCGGCCGAAGTCCAGCCCCACGACGATCGACAGCTCGCGGATCGGGTCCATGTCGGCCGGGTGGACGTGATCGACCTCCGAGAACGTCGGATAGACCGGCTTGCCCTCCATGTGCAGGCCGACCTTGTTCAGCACCCGCCGGTCGATCCAGCTCTTCGGCTTGCCCTGGATCTTCTCCAGATAGGTCTCGCGCAGATTGTTCTGGTTCTCGGCCTTCGGGTTGCGCCGGTAGACCGGCTTGCCGTCCTTGATCTCCTCGATCAGCCCGGGCGGCTGCACGAAGAACACCCAGTCGGCCGGCTTCTGGTAGGTCAGCTTCTCGTCGTCCGACATCTCGGCCGGCAGCGGAATGTCCCCGCGCATGTAGGGCACCCAATGCCCCTCGACCGGCGCGTTCATGTCCAGCATCCCGCCGAACCACGTCGCCCCGGGCCCGTTCTTCATCGACGGATACCGCGCGCACCGCGACAGCAGCTCGTCGATCACCGCCTTCTCGAAGAACTGCCCCTCGTTCACGAAGAACCCCGTGATCTCGTAAGAAGCCAGCACGCTCTCGGCCACATCCGGATCCGGCAGCGCCAGGAAGATCACCTCGCAATCCACGCGCGTCCCGTCACCCGACGGATGCGGCCGCGGCCCGCCCTCGCGAACGTCGATCAGCTTGTGGAACATCGGCTCCGACCGGATCAGCGGCCCCCAATACTCCTCCGGGAACCAGTCCAGCCAGGTCTTCACCGTCGTCTCGCGCAGGTTCTTGTAGGTGTCCCGCGACACGATCCACCGCGTCCGCCGCACCCCGTCCAGATCTGGCTCCTGCTCACAGGCCATCGCCCAGATCCGCATGAGCGATGCCGACGACGTGCCAGACCCGATCGGCCCCTGGATCAGCGCCATCTTCGCCCGAGACCAGAAATAGTCCTCCAGCACCGCCCCGTCCGGGATGTAGACCTGATTGCCCCGCGGAGTGACAGGAAGCGCCATGCCTCAGTCCTCCTCGGTCAGGATGCGGAACTTGGCATCTTCCATCGAGCCGACCAGTTCCATCATGCCCATCCCGCAATGCAGATGGTTTCGAACCTCGTCACGACCGATGGAAAAAATTGACACACACCGCTGCGGATGGGAACGGGCAAATTCCAGCGCGTCCTCCAGCAGCTGGATCACATCCTCTGCCATCGCGTCCTCAATCGTCGCCAGCGCTCTCAGCTCTGCCATCTCACATGCTCCCGGGATCAGAATTCTCCCCAGGACCATCAGGCACACCCGAAAACCCTCACATGCACCGGCAAAGGTCAGATAATATTTTTGAATTTTTTCAGATGATTAAGCTGCCGCGAGGGGGGAGGTCGACTAACCAAATCGCGCGACCGATTTTCAACCCCACCCCCCTTCGATCGAGGCCCCCACCCCCCTTTCCCGGGAGCGGAACATATGCGGAACATGACCCCGCAGAGGTCTCGCGGCCTGCCTGTTGTGACGCGCATTCATCACAACAGATCACGCAAGACATTGATACCTTTGCTATTCTCCTTCGTGATCACCTGATCCATCATCAGAGGACACCGAGATTTCGACCACGCGAGAGCCTGGGCGCACAAACTCGTAACCCCCTGCGCCACCGTTGTTTATCTGCACCGCGACAGCCGGTCCGGCGGGCTCGCGCCTGAGAAACTCGACCATTCTCGCTCTCACCTGCTTGTTGTCTGTCTGGTCGAGGAGTTCCCTTGCGACCTCCAGGGCGCGGGCTTCATGGACCTTTTTCATGGTCTCGATGCGCTGGACGTATTGGGCTTTGATGTCGTCGAAGAGGGCTTGGACGTGCGGTTGCTTGCGGGCCTTGTGGATGCCTGCCTCCGACATCCCTGCTTCGCGGGCACAGTCGGCCCACGGCTTCGCCGTCTCTACCTTGAGCTCTAGTGCTTTACGCACCTTGGGGCTTATGCGGCGCTTACGGGGGGCGGGGGCGCCCTCTTGTGCTGTCTGTAGCTGGGTCATGTGTGGACGGTACGAGAGGGGGGAGGGAGGGGGGAATGCACGGTGGGGGAGCGTGGGGCCCTCTGTGTCGGGTGCTGGGCTGGGGCTAGGGCCGGGCACAAGCCAGAGGGGAACATTTTTTTACATCCCCTCATTGACGGCGGAAAGCGAATCTCCTACCTTCTGTCTTGTCGGGACCGAAACCCTGACCCACCGCCCGGACCGAAACCCGGGCTTCCCACAAAGAACCGAGGATCCACAGATGACCATCGCCAAGACCATCGAGACCGCCCGCCAGCACCTGACCAACGGCAATGCGGGCGCCTATGCCCGGATCATGTCGGGCGCCGTGCGGGCCGCCGCCTCCGACCGGGCCGCCAACGCCTACCGCGCCGCGATGAAGGCCGACGGGTTCGACGCTCTCGCCGCCCAGGCCTGACCTACTGGTGACGGCCTCCCCCCGGGGGCCGCATCCAGTGCGCCAGGCACTCCCTTGGTCCGAAACCCAGGGGCTTCCCACAGAGAGAAGGGCTTTCCCCCATGTTTATCCTGCAAGCGCAGATTGATGGCGCTTGGGTCGATCAGCACGACGACCCGCGCCCCTATGCTCAGATCAACCTGTTCGCCGCCCCCCGGGGCGCGTGGACCCGGCTTCGCCGCGTTTGACCTACCGCAGCGCCGCCCCGGGCGGGCGGCGTCACCGTAGGCCAGAGCCTGCGCCCCGGTCCGAAACCCGGGGTTCACACCACAGAGACAAGGAACCACCCCATGAGCTTCCATCGTTACATGCGCGGAATGAGCAACGGCGGCGTCATCTCGGCCCGCACCGGCGAAGTCCTGAGCAATGAGGAACTGCAGAAGGTCGTGCCGTCGATCTTCGCGACCGAGGCCCACGAAAGCCGCTCTGCGCGCTTCGCGCCGATCCCCACCGCTTCCGTGCTGGACGGCCTGCGGGCGGAAGGCTTCGACCCGTTCTTCGCGCAGCAGGCCCGTACCCGCATCGAGGGCAAGCAGGAGTTCACGAAGCACATGCTGCGCCTGCGTCACCGCAGCCTGGCACGGGCCAATGGCGAGGCCTTCGAAGTCATCCTGGTGAATGCCAATGACGGCACCAGCTCCTACCAGATGCTGCCCGGGTTCTTCCGCTTCGTCTGCGCCAACGGCCTGATGGTCGGCGACACCTTCGAAGAGGTGAAGGTCCGCCATACCGGCGACGCGGTGCATGAGGTCATCGAGGGCGCTTATCGGGTGTTGGAAGAGGCGCCGCGCGTCACGGCGCAGGTAGACGCCTTCAAGGGCCTGACGCTGAACCAGGACGAACAGCGGGCCTTTGCGGAGGCCGCGCATATCCTGCGCTTCCCCACCGCGCACCCCGAGCAGATCGAAGAGGCCAAGCCCGCGCCGATCACCGCTGAAATGCTCCTCCGGCCCCGCCGGCGCGATGACCTGGCCGAAAATCTTTGGACCACCTTCAACGTGGTTCAGGAAAACGTCATCCGTGGCGGCCAACGCAGCCGGGTCCGCGACGCCAACAACCAGATCCGCAACGTGTCGTCCCGCGCGGTGAAGGGCATCGACCAGAACAAGGCGCTGAACCGGGCCCTCTGGACGCTGGCCGAACGCATGACCGAGTTGAAGGGCGCGGCCTGACCCACCGGTGACCGCCCCCACGCGGGGCGGCATCCCGTGGGCCATGCCTACGACGCCCGACCGAAACCGGACGAGATCTATCCCACAGAGACAGGAGGACGACCCATGCCCGTGACCCGCTACGATTATGCGACCGGCTACCGATCGCGCGAGGCGGCCCAGGAGAGCCTTGAGGACGGATTTGCCTCTGGCGACGTGATGGAAGGGGAGCGCCCCCGCATTGAGCCCTATCGCAACGCGCGCGGCCTGCGCCGCTACAAGATCACGCTGGAGAGCTGATCCATGCAGCTGGCTTTCTCCTTCATCGCAGAGCGGCCCATGCGCGTCCTGGTCGCGTGCGAATGCTCCGGCGTGGTGCGCCGCGCCTTCGACCGCCTGGGGCACGACGCCTGGTCCTGCGACCTGAAGCCCGCCGAGGACCGGAGCAACCGGCACCTGGTCTGCGACGTGCGCGACGTTCTGGCCGACGGCTGGGACCTCATGGCGGTGATGCACCCGCCCTGCACCAGGCTCTGCAACAGCGGCGTGCGCTGGCTGACCACGCCGCCCCCAGGGCGGACCCTGGCCGAAATGTGGCAGGAGCTGGACGACGGCGCGGCGCTGTTCTCCGACTGCTGGAACGCGCCAATTCCCCGGATCGCGGTCGAGAACCCCGTGATGCACCGCCATGCGAAAGAGCGCATCCGGGGTTATGAGCCCTTCGCGCAAACTGTGCAGCCCTGGCATTTCGGGACCGAGGAGGACGGGCCGGACAATGAGCGCAAGCGCACCTGCTTCTGGCTGAAGGGCCTGCCGCCCCTGAAGGCAACCGGCACCCTGGACGGCACCACGGCGCGCGACAGCGTCCACAAGGCCAGCCCGGGCGCCAAGCGCGCCACCGAGCGCAGCCGGTTCTTTCCCGGGATCGCCGACGCCATGGCGGCACAGTGGGGCGGCTACGCCCATAGCGCCGCGCTGGCGGCCTGACGCATCGCCTGCGGCCCTGCGGGGCCCCAGCACCATGCGCCAGCATGACCAGGCCTCCGAAACGGCCTGATAGACCCCACAGAGAGAGGGAATTTCCCATGTCAAACTTCTCGGAACACCAGGCAGAGCAGGACGCGCTGACGGCGCGCTATGATGATCTGTCGCCCATTGGAAACCTGGCCCATACCCTCGGCGCCGGTATCAGCACCTGCGAGGACGAGGCCGCCGCGCTGGCCTATTGCGCAGAGCGTCAAGACAAAATGGATGCCGCCGAACTGCGGATCTTCGACGAAGCCCGCGCCGATGCAAACGAGGATACGGCGCGGGCCATGCTCAGCGAACAGGAGCTGGCCACCGTTCTCGCTGCTCTTCGGTTCTACCAGGAGAAGGGCATGGGGGACCCGGAGAACCGGAGCGACGCCATCCACGAAATTGCCACCGACTGCGGCAGCTGCATCAGCCTCGACGCGAGCGGAATTGATGATCTTTGCGAGAAGCTGAACTCCTGACGCACCGGCAGAGGGGGCGCGCCGGTTATGCCGGCAAAGCTGCGCCCCCTTCCCCGTGCGACCGAAACCGCACGTCCACAACGAAAGGAACCCTCCCATGATCAAGCTCTATCTCTTCGCGCGTGGCCGCTGGTCGCCCTGCCACTATGTCGCCTCTATCACCGCGGCGCCGGCGCTGTCCGTCCTGCTGTGCCAGGAGCCCCGCCAGCCCGGGCCGGAGGTGACGCTGGATGCCCTGCGCAATCTGCTGCCCGAGGCCTGCGCCTCCATCCCCGAGGTGACCGGCTTCCGCATCGAGCAAGGTGATTTCGTCCACGAGGAGGACCTGGCGGCATGAGTGGCCGGGGTACTGGTGGCGGCAACCTTCTGGCGGCAATGTGCGAGCAACCTTAGTCCATAGGAGGCAGCACCCATGCTAGACACCCCCGCCGTTCGGAAAATGTCTGACGACGAACTTGCCCAGGCAGCGAGCAATTGTGCCGAGAACAGTATGAACCGCTGGAAAACCGATGCTGAGTTCAAGCGGCGCGAAATGCTGCTGCAACGCGACGTCGCGAAGGCACAGATCAGCGCGACCTGGTGGACCCGGGCATCGGCGATTGCTGTGGCGGTGTCGGTCGTTGTCACTGCACTGGGCATTCTCATTGAGAGGTTCGCCGGGCAGTGATAGTGCGCCCTTGCCATCCCCTTGCGGGGCCGAAACAGGCAAGGGCGCGTGTCCCACAAAGAAAGGACGAGGGGGAACCTAGATCCCAATGGAAACTTTTGCAATGAGAACCGCTCAGGAGATCAGGAGCTTGGACCCGGAGGCGCGCGGCGCGCTGCTGAAGGACCTGGCCGCCGAGGTGTTCTCCGGTCCCGCCCTCGTCAGCCGCCTCACCGAGGCCCTGGACATCACCCGGCAGAGCTGGGCGCGCTGGCTGCGAGAGCCCGACAAGATCCCGGCCTGGCCGATCCTGCTCTTGCAGGAATGGGCCTTCCGGAAGCGGCTTAGCGCGGATCTCGGCCGCCTGCCTTTCGACGCCGATCCCGCTCGTTCTGGAACCGACGCCCCCGACGTCCCGTAAGGCTGCGGGTGTCGCAGATCATGCGCATGGTGACCGGCGGAAGCTCTGCCGGTCTCAGCACCACGTCGAAGCCCAGCGTGTTCGCCCAGATCACGAAGGTCTCCAGGTTCGGCACCTTGTCGCTGTCGTCCCGCTCGATCTTCGCCAGGTGATCCTTCGTCAGGCCGGCGGCGTCTTCCACCTCGGCAATGTTCAGGCGCAGATCTTCCCGGCGCTCCCGCAGGAACCGGCGGGCCGCGTCGAAGGTGGTGGCACGGAAATCCATCTGCACCCGGTCATTGATGCGCGGCGGCACGCTGCCGGAACTGCGGATCCTCGCACGCATGCCGCAGCCCGCCTCGGGGCACCGCACGATGCAGGAGCCCTCTTCCACCGCCTCGATGACCCAGCCCTGTTCTTGCGCGAGCTTGAGGAATTTCTGATCCATGCGGTTTCCTTTCTCGGCTCAGTCCCAGACGTAATCGGCGTAGGACCGATAGACCATCACGCCCTCGCCGGTCTCGGGGTTCACGGCCCACCAGCGGCGCGGCGGATCCCCCTCACCCTGCCAGCACTGCCACGGCTCCAGCTTGTCAGGCTGGTACTTGCTCAGGTCTTCGTCGGTCACAGCGCCATCTCCTCTTGCGCGGCCAGGTCCCAGAACCGCGCCGTCGGCAGGTGGCACCCGACCATGGCCGTGGCCAGCCGCCCGTGCCGGTTCTTCCGCACGATCAGCTCGACCTTGTTCTTGCAGGCGGCCATGTCCGCTTCCCAGTCCAGCTGCGCATCGACGCTGACGCTGCCGTTCTTGTCCAGCTTGGGGCCCTCGCGCTCCAGCCAGTATTCCTCACGGTGGCAGAAGATCACCTGGTCGGCGTCGTTCTCCAGCTGGCCGGTCTCCTTGATATCCGAGAGCATCGGGCGCTTGTCGTCGCGATAGCCGATATCGCGCGAGAGCTGCACGAGGCCGATCACCGGCACGCCCAGCATGCCCGCCATGTGCTTCATCTGGATGGAGACCTCGGTCATCATCTCGTAGCGCTTGCCGCCCATGGCCCGGGCCAGCTGCACGTAGTCGATCACCACCAGCGACAGCGGCGCGCCGGGCCCGAATTCCCGGTTGATGCGCCGGCAGGCCGCATGGATCGCCGGCACGTCCCGCACATGCTTCGGCACGATGCGCAGCGCGCCCTGGGCCGCCTGCAGCGCTCCTTCGGACCAGGCGCGGAAATCCTTCTCGGACATGTTGCCGGCATCACGCAGCGCGCTGTAGGGCACCCGGGAGAACGACGATGCGATGCGGGTGGCCAGCTCGCGGTGCGTCATCTCCAGGGACACGAAGGCAACGCCCTGGCCGCCCCGGAAGGCGGCGTTCTTCGCGATCTCAAGCGCCACGCTGGTTTTCCCCATCGAGGTGGCCCCACCAAGCAGGCAGAAGTCTCCCGGCGCCAGCCCTTTCAGGATTTCGTCCAGCGCGCGGATCCCGGTCTTGAAGAACGTCCGCTTGCCCTCGTAGACCTCCCGCGCGTCGGCGACAGCCTCCGTCATCGCCTTCAGCAGCGACACCGAGCTTTCCTCGTCTGCGCTCTCGGGCAGCGTCTGGAGCGCATGCATTAGGCGCAGCGCGACCTCCTGGGGCTCTGCCCCACCGGACAGCCCCTCCTGGGCTTGGAACGCCATGTCCGACAGCAGGCGCCGGCTGGCATCCGTCACCACGGCCCGGGCGTAGTGGCGGACCGAATGCGGCCCCACCCCGGCGCCGGCCAGCCGGGCCAGATAGGACGGTCCGCCCAGTTCCTTCAGCCCCTCGTCATTGGCCAGGGCCATCTTCATGGTCACCGGGCTGGCCAGGTGCCCCTTGGCGACCCGCCCCGTGATCCCCTCGAAGATCCGACGGTGCACCGGGTCGCAGAAATGCTCGGCCGTCAGGAAATCGCCCACCTGGTCCAGGCTGTCGTTGTTGACCAGCAGCGAGCCCAGCAGGACCTGCTCTGCCTCTGGCGTGTAAAATTCCGTCATTTGCGGTTGCCCTTGTTCTTTGTGGCTTTGGCGATCAGGGCGCGCAGCAGGCGCGTCTCGATCTGGATTTTCTCGCCCGCGTCCCCGGGGACCTGTTTCGAAAGCCCCTCGATGACGTTCAGGTAGGTGTCGATCCGGGCGAGAAGGTCGGTCATCGCACCACCGGCTGCCAGCTCGGCGGGTCGAAGCGGCGCGCGCGATCGGCGCGGCTCACCTGCTGGGGATCTGCCATGCCCTTCAGCACGTCGTCCTCCCAGCGATCATCGTTCAGCCAGCCCTGCGGATGCTTGGCCGAGGGGCGGAACTCTCCCGCCCGGGGCGGCGAGGACAGCCAGCTGGCGTAGAGGCGGGCGCCGCGGATGATCACCTCGGCCGGGGCCCTCTTCACCGCCTTGGCGAATGCTTTCCGCGCTGCTGGCTTGCCGGCCTTCTTCGGATAGGCCTGCCAGAATTCTTCGAAATGCTGATCCTCGGTCGGCGCCGGTGGCGCCTTATCCCCCTGGTCATCCCCTGCGAACAGATCACGCTCCCCCTGAGGGGGTTGGGGGGTATTGGATGGTTCAATGGATGGTTCAATGGATGGTTTGGGTGAATCTGGTTCACCCCTACCCGTGAACGTGGTTCGCCCCTCCCCCTGAACCAGATTCACCCCGTGAACCTCGTTCACCCCTTTTTTGCGAGGCCGGCCACCGCCTTTTGTCGCGATCTCGGGCAGCTGTTTCAGCACGTCGATGTTGATCCGGTATTCGACCGTATAGCCGTGCTCGCAGGGCCTCTGACCCACCTGCGAAACCAGCGCGTCAGCTTCCAGCTCGCCGATCACCTTCTGGACAGAACGCTTGCTCAGCTCCAGGTGCGCGGCAGCCGTCGCTTTGCTCATCCAGATCCCGCTTCCGTCATCGCTGGCGCGATCCGCCAGGTACAAAAGGACGGCCTTCTTTGTCGCCGAGCCGACGACCCGCCATTGGGCAAGGGTGTGGACGAAGTTGCTCATTTACCTGCTCTTTCAGTGAAATGTTCGGCCCCGAAGAGGCCTCCTGTGGGCACGCTCTGCGCCGCCCGAAGCGTCGCGCAGCCGAAATCCCAGATCGCCAAGGCATCGGCCTCGTCATCCGAGCGCGGCCGCCAGCCCAGCTGGTTGCAGCGACCGATGACCCGCTGCTTGATCGCATCCCGTGCCGCGCGCGCGTCAAGGCCGGGGAAGTCCTTCGCCACGAGATGCTTCCCGAGGAAATGCTTCCGGACGGACTGGATGCGCGCCTCACGCACCGGGATGCCCATATCTGCCACCGTGCCCGTGACGCAGGCCGCCAGCCCGATCAGGAAGGCGCTGGCCTTGGGGCCACCGATGGCCGCCTCGTAGAAGACATGATCCGGCTCGTATTTCTCCAGGAGGTGACGGGTCACCTGCATGGCCTTGGCAAACCGGGCCGCTTCGGACTTGCCCCGTTTGCCAAGATCAATCGTTGTGGCCCGCGGGGTTTTCCCCGCGAGCCCGAAGGCGACCCCCGTAGAGGTCGCGATATCGAAGGCCATCACCCTCACTTCTTCGCGCCGCCGCGCTTGCCCTTGATCGGCGTGACCTTCGTATCCTCGGTCTCCAGCTCGGCCAGGTGCGCCTCGAATTCGGCGGCCTCTTCGGCCAGCTCGGCATCTCCGGCGGGCACTTCGTCGCCCATCGGGATCTCGATCTCGTCGTCATCCCCTTCGCCCCAATCGGGATCCGGATCGAGGTCTTCGCCGTCCTCCTCGAAGTCGGCCGGATCGCCCAGGCCCAGCTCGCCGGTGCCCTGGCCCTGCACATGCGCCTCGACCATCGGCAGGCCCATCTTCAGCGACCGGATCACGTCCATCGCCTTCTGCTGGCCGTTCTTCTTCGGCAGCTTTTTCACGATGCTCTTCAGCCAGGAGAAGGCCTGTCCGTTCATCCCGGTCTCGTTCAGGAACTCGGTCAGCTTCGCGGCGCTCTCGCCAGCATCGCTCTGGCGGGCGTATTCCTCCCCCGAGCGCGCTTGGATCTGGCCAAGCAGTTCGTCGTGACCGAACTCGGGTTCGGAGTTAATCGGATCTTCCATCTGGTGCTCCTTTCAGCTGATGGGTGTCGGATCTCGCTCCGACGGGCGCCTGGTGACGACATCCAGTTCTCTTCACCGACCACGGCTGAATGTCGTCGTCGCAGCCTCAGCGAGCGGCTGAGAAAGCCCAGCGGTCGGTATTGCATTTTTCCGGGGTTCTGATTTCCTCGACCCAGGAGGACCGGGGATGAAAAGAATCGTTCTGGCATTGGGAATTTCGGCGGCTGCCGCTGCACACGCCGAGGACTCCAGAAAGATCGGAGCTTGGAACTACTTGCCAGATCAGCAGGGCGAAATTTGGGAAACCATGGCTTCTGAAATACCCGCCTGCACAGGGGCTTTGGACCCCTCGGCTGTATTCGCCTTCACTTGCGAAAAGGGTGATCTCAATGTGGTAATCTCCACGAACTGCAAGATTCCAGCATCCATAGGAGATCGAATCCCAGTAACGATCGGATCTGATAACCTGAGCAAGAAGCGCCAATATAATATGACGATCACTGCCGAAAACACGTTCACTTCTGGAGGTGGATTTGGCCAACTGATCGCACAGCGGCTGGCAACCACCCATTATGCCCATGTTTCTGTTGGAGGTGCTGAGATGACCTTCAATTTCTACGGCCTGGACCGCGTCATTCTCGAGACAGACAACAGCTGCCTCCATTTCTACTGACGACGATCCATACCCCACCACCTGACACCTCAGGCATTCGACAAGTAGGACATGATCTTGCCTCTGGTGGACGAGCGAAGTTCGCGTCCGCGCTTGAGCGTCGTGACCAGCGCGGTATCGTTCAGCGCCAGGCGCCCGAAGTCCGTCAGGGTGATGCCCTTCGTCTCGCAGAACTTTTCGATCTTCTCGATGAGATCTTGCTCAGGGATGGTATCGAACATGACGCCCTCTCGCTGGAAGTTTCCAGTTTTGTACGCTGGGGACTTCCAATTGGTCAAGGCGCTTCTAAGTTGGTAAAAACCAACGTTATGGAACAACCTGATATGTCTGCAATTTTAGCAACCAACCTGCGGGCTCAGATGGAGCGCCGTAGCCTCAGCATGGCACAGCTGAGCAGGAAGGCAGGCACCAACGATACCGCCGTCTACGACATTCTGAAGCAGAGGACCCGCAGCCCGAAGCTCGACACGATTGCGAAGTTGGCGGACGCACTAGAGGTACGTGTCATTGACCTGCTGACCTCTGGAGATCGTAGTGCTGCCGAGCAAGAGATCCTGGCCATTTTTGAGCGGCTGAGCCCTCAGGACCAACAGCGACTTCTCCTCACTGCAAGGGCGTGGAAATCGACCTCCTAGGGATCTTTCACACCCCGAACACAGCTGATGCAGCAGACCAGCACACAGATCGAGAATGACGCCGCCCGCCCGCTGCCCACCCGATGCTCGGACTCAGCGGGCGAAGCAATTCTCCCGAGAACACTTGCTAACCCAACAATATGAGCGTCAGAGAGCCCCGACAGGAGCGCCCTCATCTCTCGTATCCGATCTTCTTCAGATGAATTTTCCAGCATCACCAGAGGCATAGCACTGCCGACTGGAAGTTTCCAATTTTTTTCTTGATCACTGGAAATTACCAACGCATATTCACCCCACAAACTGGAAATAACCAGCGAGTCGGGTATGAAAATGCAGAATGGCAGCACGCATCCAGCACCTTTTGCACAGGAGGTCTTCAGCGTGGACCCGTGGACCGTTTCCCGCGACGTGATGCAGGAACGCGGCCACCGGAAGCTGAATTTCTTCGCAACGCACCAGGAGCGGCCCGAGATCATCGACCTCGACGTGAGCCCCTATGAGGAGCTGTCCGTCGAGACCTTCAAACGCATGGTGGATCTGGGCTTCCCGTCGGGCGGCAACAGCCCCCTGCGGGCGGACCAGATCGAGCTGATGTGGTGGCGGAAGTTCGGCATCAAGCCGGATCAGCCCGCCGCCTGACCCGAATAGCGCGCTGTCCCACGAAGTCCCGAGCGCGCTATGCCCCGGCCGGTTCCATCCCCAAGCGCCGGCCGGGGCCCCAATACCCCCGCACCCTTTGTCTGCCTCGTAAGCGGGGGCCAGCTGGGGCGCAGGAGGCGCGTATCTGCCCGGCGCCGAATGTGCCCCAGCACCAGCACTCACCGAGCGGTCGACCGAAACCGACCGCACAGACCCGGGCGCCCGCGGCAGACGCGATGGCGGGCGCCCTCCCTTTCCGTCGGGCGCTTTCCCGAGACCGTCGAGCACCGATCCCGCCAGCGCCAGAGAAGGCCCGCAGGGGCACGGCGCCAACCAAGGAGGACACCATGAAGTAAGCGCGATGCCCTGGCCGGAGGCGAAAGACCCGGCGCGCCAGAGTGGCGTTCGACTTTGGTTGGCCGGCAGTCGCGGCATAGGGCTGCCGGCATTCCCAAGACGAACCTGACGAGGAGAACTGACCAATGCCCGACAACAAGACCATCATCGACAGCGCAGACCTCATGGAAGTCGACGACGTCAACATCGACGAAGAGAGCTTCGCTGACCTGACCGCCACCAAACAGGCTGACCCCAGCACCATGGATTTCTACGTCCAGATGCGCGGCTACACCATGTCCGACTTCGAGACGATGGTTGTCCACGCGGCGGCTGCGCAGCTGATCTCCGGGCGCAATTTCCAGAGAGAGATCAAGGAAGAGGCCGCCGTCATCGCCACCAATAAGGTGACCGCCGAGCTGGAGAAGGCCACCAAGGACGTCATGTCCATCGTCGTCTCGAAGCGCGGCAAGGAGGATGTCACCCTGTCCCAGATGATCGGGATGGAGGCCAAGGACTATCTGACCCAGCTTGTTGATCCCTACAGCGGCGAGCCGAAGACTGATAACTGGGGCGCTCGCAACATCCCGCGCGTCCAATACCTCGCTGGCAAGTACCTCCGCGACCATTTCAAGGGCCAAATCGACGGCGCCCTCAAAGATCTGATCTCCGAGGTGCGAGCCGAGATCTCCAAGCAGATCGCCGCCGCCATTGCCGCCGAGCGCGAGAAGTTCGCTCAGGCCATCGGCTACGAAATCAAGAAAACGCGCTGAGGAGAAACCACCATGTCCCTTACGCTCACGAGCCACATGCATGACTGCAAGAGCATCGGCGAGGCCATCGCCAATGCGAACGCGCTGCTGGTCAAGACGCAGACCGAGCTTCAGCACACCCGCGAGGTGCTGGAGATGCTGCGGGAATACCAGCACCCGAAGCTGGTCATCCAGACGACCTACAAGCACTGGCTGACCGAAGAGAAGGCCCTGCAGCCCGTCAAACTGATCGACGCCCAGATCGCCCGCATCAACACTCTGCTGGGGGATCGGGCATGACCGAGACCAAGGAGCTGATCACCCTTCCTGACGCGAAGGATCTGCCGGCCCTCTTCACCCAGGAGGGCAAGATCGCCGCGCTGGTCACCCGGATCGAGGAGGAGGTGAAATCCCACGCGATCGACGTGACCACCCCGCAGGGCCGCAAGCACGCTACCAGCCTGGCCGCCAAGGTCTCCAGCTCGAAGGTGCTGATCGAGAACGCGGCCAAGGCCAAGACCGACGAATGGCGCCAGCAGACCGCCGCGGTGAACGAGGTGAAGAAGGACGCTGTGTCCCGCCTCGAAAAGCTGCGCGACGACACCACGGCGCCGGTGAAGGCCTGGGAAGAGGCCGAGGCCAGCCGGGTCCGCGAGATCCAGCAGCTGATGCTGACCTTCGACACCGACAAGCTGACCGCGCTGGCGTCCGCTGACGAGATCAAGGCGCTGATCGTGCGGATCGAGGATCTGGCCGTGACCGAGGAGGTCTTCCAGGAATTCTCCGAAGAGGCCGAGGCCCTGAAGGGCGAGGCGCTGAAGAAGTACCGGGCCGACCTGCAGGTGGCAGAGCAGCGCGAGGCGCAGGCCCGCGAGCTGGAGGAGCTGCGGGCCGAGAAGGCACGCCGCGACGCCGAGGAGGCCGAGCGCTTGGCCAAGGAACAGGCCGAGCAGGAGAAGGCCGACCGCGAAGCCCTCGAAAAGGAACAGGCCGCCGCGCGCGAGAAAGAGCAGCGCGAGGCGCAGGAGCGCGCCCAGAAGGAGGCAGAGGAGCGGGTCCAGCAGCAGCAGAAGGAGGCCGAAGAGCGCCACCAGCGCGAGCTGGAAGTGGCCCGCGCCCGCGAGGAGCAGGCCGCGCAGCGGGAGCGCGACCGCATCGCCCGCGAGGCCAAGGCAAAGGAGGAGGCCGAGGCCGCCGCCCTGGCAGACGCGGAGAACCGGAAGCGCATCAAGGGGCAGATCAAGGACGCCTTGTCCAAGGTCGAGCCGCGCACCGTCGATGCCATGGTCGATGCGATGATCGACGGCCAGATCCCGAATGTGAAGGTGACCCTGTGACCATCGAGTTCCGCACCCTTGAGCCGGACGAGCTGATCACGGAACCCGGCTTCTACCGGATCAGCCTCGACCGGCACCACAACCTGCCCTGCGACGGCCCGAGCGTGACCAGCGGCGTGCTGCGGCGCATGGCAAAGTTCGCGCCGTCCAAGGTCTGGGCAAGGCACCCGCTGAACCCGGATCGGTTCGCCGACCCGGACAGCAGCGCCCTGCGCCTCGGCCGCGCCATGGCGGCCCTGGTCGAAGGCGGCGCGGAGGAGCTGCAGAAGCACTTCCAGGTGCTGCCCGACGACAAGCCCGCGCGCCCCACGAAAGCGCAGCTGCGCGCCCTGGCTCAGGGCCGGGAAACGCCGGCCGCGAAGAAGTCGATCGCCTTCTGGTCCAGCATCACCCGAGACGGCCGCGATATCCTCAGCGAGAGCGAATTCGAGCTGCTGGTGGGCATGGGCGCCGCGCTGGCGGCGGACCCGGCCGCAGCCTACGCCCTGGGCGGCGAGCCCGAGATCACCATGGCGTGGCAGGACGAGCGCACGGGCATCTGGTGCCTGTCCCGCCCGGACAACCTGCGCGAGGACGGGCTGCTGTCCGACTACAAGAAGGTCAACACGCAGGGCCGCCCCTTCACCGGCGCCCTGGTCGACGACCTGATCGAGAAGCACGGCTACCACATGCAGCTGGGCTTCGCGGACGAGGGCTGGGAGATCCTGACCGGCAACAAGCCGTCGCAGATCGGCCTGGTCGTCCAGGAGGATGACGCACCCTACGACGTGATCCTGCGCGAGATCGAGGCCGAGGCAATCTCCATCGGCCGGTTCGAAAACCGCCAGGCCCTCAACCGCTTTTCCGAATGCCTCAACGCAGGCCGCTGGCCCGGCGCCGGCGAGCATGTCGGGGCCTACCGAATGAGCGAGTCATACCGGGAACGGATCCTCGCAGAAATGCAGACCGCCGGGGTGGCACCGTGAAGAAGGATATTTTCAACGCGTCCGTATGGAAAAGGGCAGGACATAGAGACCGTAGGGATTACATGCTGCGGCACCTTCCGGTCGAGGAGAGCGGAGACTGCCTGAACTGGCGCGGCAGGTTTACTCATAACACCCCGTGCCTTTACGACGGCAGATCCGAGGCATCAGCCAGGAGACGGATCTGGGAAGCATCCTATGGGATCATTCCGCTCAATCTGTTCGTGGGCACTATCTGCGGCAATGACCTGTGTGTCGAACCGCCTCACCTATGCCTTCGTCCAGTCGCTCAAGATCAAGCGAAGACCGCCAAAAGGGACGGCAGCAACCGGTGCTTTGCGCACAAGCTTACCCTTCAGCAGCGCAGGACGGTTTTCGGTCTGATCAGATCTGGCGTGAACCAGAGCGACATCGCCGCGCAGTTCGGCATCTCCCAAGCCACCGTATCCCGCATCGGAAAGGAAAAACCATGAACGACCTCGTCACCTTCAAGCGCAACCTGGGCGACCTGATCGCGAAGAACGAGCTGGCCCTGCCCTCGAACGTGACCAGCGATGCCTTCCGCAACGCGGCCGTCATCGCGGCGCAGGACAACCCGAAGATCCTGACCTGCGACCAGGCGTCCGTCTTCAAGTCGATCCGCACGCTGGCCGCCGCCGGCCTGGTGCCTGATGGCCGCGAGGCCGCCCTGGTGCCCTTCCGCACCAAGGATGGCGAAAAGTGCCAGGCCATGCCCATGGTCTTCGGGCTGATCAAGATGGTCCGGCGCTCTGGCACCGTGAAGGACATCCGGGCCCATATCGTCTACCAGCGCGAGGTCGATGATGGCCGGTTCACCTATGTCGTGGGCGACGACGAGCGCCTTGAGCACAACCCCATCCTCTTCGGCGACAGGGGCCCGGCTGTCGGCACCTATGCGATCGCCACGCTGACCGACGGCAGCAAGGTGCGCGAGTTCATGGCGGCCGAAGACGTGGATAAGGTCCGCCGCGCCGGCTCTTCCCAGAAGGTCTACGAGAAGGGAAAGCGCCCGACCGTGTCCGAGCAACCGCTCGGCATCTGGAAGGACTGGTCCGAGGAGATGTGGAAGAAGACGGTGATCCGCCGCCTCTGCAAGCGCCTCGACATGTCCAGCGAGGACATGCGCCGCGTCATGGTCGACGAGGACAGCATCCGCCAGATCCGCGACATCACGCCTTCGGACGAGCCCAAGACCGGCTTTGCCGCCAAGGCCGCAGCCGCGCGCCAGCAGGCCGAAGAGCAGGATCAGCAGCAGGACGACGAGGGCGACACCATCGAGGGCCAGGTCGCGGGCGACGATAGCGCGCCTGAGCCCGACCCCAACGCGCTCGAATTCGCCGAGGGCCGGACTGCGGCCGAGGGCGGCGAGGGCATGGATGCCTGCCCCTACGAGGACGGCCAGCAGCGCATGGACTGGACGGCGGGCTGGTTCGAGGCCCAGAGCAAGGAGGAAGAGGCATGATCGAGTTTCGCGAAGGCGTGGAGATCGGGGGCGGCCCCTCGTCGCAGAAGATGGAGAGCATCTTCTATGCCGCTATCCAGGCGACGGTGCTGATGACGAACCAGCACCCCATGAGCGCCGCCGCCGGCCTGATCAAGATCGGCCTGACGATCATCGAGACCGCGGACAAGCAGGCAACCGACGACTTCGTCGCCTCTCTGCAGCGCCCCATGCCTATTCAGGGGGCGGAAGAGCTGGAGCAGTACATCGAGCACCAGAAGGCAATCATGCGGCGTCTGGTAAGCTCCTACGAGAAGCAGATCGCGGGGGGCCAGGCATGATGACCTCCCTTCACCCCGAGGATGCCGCCAAGCAATGGCGCTGCCCTCTCGCCAAGACCTTCGGCGCGGCCAAGGTCACGGGATTCTGCGCCGGCGATGCCTGCGCCGTCTGGCGCTGGATGCCCATGTCGGCGAATGACCCGCGCTTTGTCTCGGCAGTCCAGCGCGAGATCGCCTCGCTCCAGGAAGCCAACCCGAAGGCAACTAAGGTCGCCCTCCACAAGCAGGCCGTGGCGCGCGTCATGGCCGACCCCAACGCCTTCACCTTTCCGAACGAGACCGACCGCGGCTACTGCGGCCTCGGCGGGCCGATCGAGGCCATGAAGAAATGAGGAAGGTGCGCAGGAGAACCAGGAAGGAATGGGCCGACGAAGAGATCCTGCAGGTCCTGCACCTGCGCGATCACGACAAGCTGCCCATGCGCGACATCGCCACCAGCTTTGGCGTCTCCCGGGCGTCGATCATCGGCATGACCAATCGCATCTCGATCGAGCTGGAGCGCACGGATCCCGACGGAAACCAGAACGGCACCATGCCGCCCAAGTGGTGGCAGAACAGGATGGCGCACACATGATGACCGAGTTCCGCCCCCACATGCTGCCCAAGGTGCGCTCGAAGCGCATCATGGCGGCACCGAACCTGATCCTGCAGCGCACCGGCATCATGATGCCCTGCACGCTGCGGATCGCCAGCTTCCTGGGCGAGCGCTGCTCTGACCCGGACACGAACGTCATGGCGCACCTGCGCGGCCCCGGAAAGGGCGTGTCAACGAAGGTCTCGGATCTGTCGGCCGTGTGCGCCTGCCACCGATGCCATCAGCTGCTGGACCAGCCCAGCCCGCGCGAACGAAAGGCGCTGGAGCTGTACCCGGCGGCAGTGTCCGACCGGATGCTGCAGGCGATCTTCGAGACGCAGGCGATCCTCGCGGCACACGAGATCATCACCATCCCCGATGCGGAGCTGATCTGATGGCTGTGATTGACCTCGAAATGCAGATCCATGCGCAAACCCTGCGGTCTGTCCTCGTCAGCGATGACGGCGAGGAGGCCAACGCCGTCTGGCTGCCGCTGTCCCAGATCGAGCTGGTCCGCCGGCGCGGCGGCATCGCGATCGTCACCCTGCCGGAATGGCTGGCGATCGAGAAAGGCCTGGTCTGATGCGAGATGACCAAGACAACCCGATCACCGATGACGAAGAGACCGAGGACAGCGTGCTGGCTGGCATCGTCGTCATGATGACCTTCGTCGTAGCCGCGCTGCTGTGCGCGGTGGCAGAGCTGGGAGGCTGGCATGGCTGAGAAACCGATTCCTTTCATCGGCCCGATGGTTCGCGCAATCCTCGAAGGCAGGAAGACGCAGACGCGCCGGGTCCTTGATGCGTGGTGCGATGAAGCGCCGGCGTTCATCTTTCGTGATGGCATCTATGCCTACGACGAGAACGATGCGGCCTATCATCTGCCGAAGACCCACAGCGTCGGTGACCTCCTGTGGGTCCGCGAGGCATGGAAGGCCTGCTCACAGATGGATGCCATCCCGCCGCGTGACATGTCTCCATACGAGCCCATCCGCTATGAGGCTGACGGCTTCATCCGTGAGCTTTCTTGCATGATGATCAAGCCTGGGCGCTTCCGGCCACCGATGTTTATGCCCCGGTGGGCCAGCCGCCTGACCCTGCGCGTCACCGATGTGCGCGTGCAACGGCTGCATGATATCAGCCAGGCTGACGCGGTGGCCGAGGGTGTGGAGCGAGTTTCTGTTGGGATTGAAACCCATTGGCGTGACTACTCTGGTGATAGCCAGTTTGTCGGAGGTCCACGTTCGTCCTTCTGTACCCTCTGGGACAGCTTGAACGCCAAGCGCGGCTATGGTTGGGACGCGAACCCCTGGGTTGCCGCCTACAGCTTCGAGGTGATCCGCTGCAACATCGACAGATTGGAGCCGGTAAGCACCTGAAAAGGTGCCTCATTAAAGGTCCAGAAAATTAACATGAGGGGGTCCAAATGACTGACCACACGATGACCCGGGATGCTGCCTGTGGCAGCGCCCGATGGGCGGCGGGCTTCATGGGAATGAGCATCCGCACCTTCTACAGCAAGCGCCCGACCCTTGAAGCCAAGGGCTTCCCGCGCCCGGACCCCGTCCTGAACCTCTACATCAAGGCCGACGTGAAGGCCTGGCTGGAGAAACGCCGCCGCATCCAGGATTCGGATAAGGTGGTCGACGGCATCGAGAGACCGAGCATCAATCTCGACGCCCTCTGATCCGCATGGTGCTCTAAGACGAAAGTGAACCTCATGGCTTACAAGGAAGCCCTCTGGGATGGGTCCGACCCGTCCTATGCCCCAGGCGCGGTAAGGTCCCGCGACCTATGGTACTGGAAGCCCAGCACGAAATTCCGCCAGCTGGGCTACCCCAAGACCTCTGTGCGGCTGACCGGCGCGCATGGCGATGGTCAGGATCTGGTCCGGGCCCGGGAATGCCGCGAGCTGACCCGCGAGATGCTGGCCCATTTCGGAGCAGGCATCGAGCAGCACGAGGTCGGCACCTGGGGCTGGCTGATCCACCGCTTCACGACCGACCGGCACAGCCCGATCCACGGCGTCAAGGCGAACACGCGCAGCAACTATGTCTGGATCCTCGATCGCTGGACCAAGGCCATCGGCTCCGTGCAGATCGCGAGCACGGATTACACGACGATCTGCGACCTGCGCGACGGCATGAAGGCGAAGGGGCGCGATGCCGCCTACATCCACCGCATGTTCGAGCGCCTGCGCGCTGTCGCCAAATACGGCAAGCTGCTGAAGCACGCGCCGGCGCGCGAGGTTTCGGACATTCTGCGCGACATGCGCTTCCAGTCGCCGCCGCGCCGTTCGGTGACGCCCACGCGAGACCAGATCCGCGCCATCGTCGACGAGGCGGACGCCCGCGGCATGTTCGGGTTCTCGACCGGGCTGCTGATCCAATGGGTTTTCTGCCTGCGCGCCGTCGATGTGCGGGGCCAATGGCTGGACTGTGATCCGAACGAGGGCGGCATCGTCCGCGAGCTTTCGCGCAACCGGAGCCAGATCGGGCTGCCGCAGAAATTCGAGCGCTGGCAGGACGGCCTGACCTGGGACATGCTGGATGACGGCCTGACCTATTTCGAGAAGGTCATCTCCAAAACCTCGAAGTCGATGCCCGACCCGATCCGGTTCGAGCTGACTGATGCGCCCGAGATCCGCGCGCGCCTGTCGATCCTCGCGCAGCGCGGCCGCATCGGCCCGGTGATCACCAGCGAGCGCACGGGCCTGCCCTACAACACCCACAGCTGGAGCCAGGCCTACCGCCGGATCCGCAATGACCTGGGGCTGCCGGGTGACCTGACGATCATGGACACGCGCGCCGGCGCGCTGACCGAGGCGAAGAACCTGGGCGTTGACCCCTACATCCTGCGGGATGCGGGCCAGCACCTGAACGTGACGACGACCGACCGCTATGCGCGTGGCCGGAACGATTCCATCGCCAAGGTCGTCAAGCTCCGCAGCGGGGCCTGA